CATGAAAAGCAAAAAAAAAAGAAACCCCCGATTTCTCGGGGGCTTCTTCACAACTTTTAGAAGAAGAGTTCTTCTACTGCTGAAGAGGCTAGAAAGCGTAACTTTAGATTGAGGATACGGATTCCATATTCCTTTGCGAAGTTTTCTGCTTCTGCCTTTGTGTCTGCCTTGAATTGGTAAGCCTTGTTGCCTTCATAGACTGCCATAAAATGCTTCTTGCCGTTTGAGTTTGTGCCAGTCATTACTGCGATTAGTTCTGCGTCTGTTATTAGTTTAGACATTTGCTTCCCTTTGTTAGTTGCCTTGCCCCCTGTGGCTTGGCTTCTTGGTCTAAGTGTATCCGGTTAGATGGGTAGTTGCAAGACCAAATGAAGAAATTGTTTAGATTTGCGGGTGTGAGTTACATCACATTTTTCGGCGCTCGCAAGTTTTTACTTTTTACGGGGTTTTTATTTTTCCAGCAAAAAGAAACCCCCTCTTTCGAGGGGGCTTCCTTTCCAGACTTTAGAAGTGTGGGTCGAAGTATTCCATTCGCACACCGACTAGGAGAACACCAGAATTAGTTGCGCCTTCACGCATATAGCGTCCGTCTTTGCGGAGTGTGTAGCGTTCTTGCTTTGCATTTGGGTTTGTAGTGAATTCGTAATCTTGGCTCTCTGAATAGTAACCATTTGAATCCACACGCTTTGCGATATCGCGGGTAGCAATTACTGCCTTTACTTGTCCAGCCTTCTTTCCTGTTTTGTAGGTTTCAATTCCTACAACTGTGTATGCAAGTCGGTCAGACCAGCCAATCTGTGTTGCGCCCATACCGATTTCAATTTCGGTAAGGGACTTGCTGTTGCCAGCAAGTAGATTATGAAATGAGCCGTAAGACATTTCTATCATCTCCCCTTTGTATCCATCGCCCCTTGCGATTTCCACTACCTAAATAATAAGGGTTGGCTACGGATAACGCAAGTCCATTTGGCAAAAAAGGTTGGAAATGTCGTGTGATTTGCACCACACATTTGCACCCCTGCGGAAGTTGTTGAGAAGTGAAAGTTATCCACAGGTTTATCCACAGGGTGTGGATAACTTTTCTTCTGGGAGTTTTTACTTTTTACCCTTCTTTTATTTTTCCTGCAAAAGAAAACCCCCCTTGCGGGGGGCTTTCCTTTCCAGACTTATTCTTCCCCGATTTGCTTCAGGAAGTCATTGACAATATCTAGAGCCTTTTCACGACCCTTTAGACCCTTACCTGTGTCAATTCCTGTTAGACGCTTGAACGCCTTTAGGCTTGACTCTGCGGTAAGTTGCATACGCAACTCTGTGCGGATTTCAAGTTCTAGACCCTGCTTCAATACGAAGAGTTGCATTGGGCTGACTTGGATTTCAACTGCGGACATTTGGTTCCCCCTTTCTTTGTTAGCCTAAGCATATAATCTTTTTACGGATAGTGCAAGTTCATTGACGATTTTTCTTTCCTATTTCGTGTGAGTTGCACCACATAGAAAAACCCCCCACATTTCTGCGGGGGGCTTCTCTTTAGTTCTTTAGGCTGATGTAGTCGCTAGGACTACGACCTCTTCTTCTTTGACCTCTGCGGGTGTTGGGTGATTGAGGACGAGGTAAAGGATTTCCTCTGCACTCATTTCACGATGAGGTTCTCCGCGAGTTTCTTCTTGGATTTCTACCTTCTCGATAGGTGCGGTAGCACCTAGTAGAAGTTCTCTTACCTGCTCTTTTGTGTCAATGATGTAGCGGTAAGTAGTTCCCTTGATAGTAACTGCGGTTCCATATGCTGACATTTTCTTTCCCCTTTTTTCTTTTTATTAAAGCCCTTTGCTTTAATGAGATAAAGGTATCTAACTCTTTGCGGTAATGCAAGTCCAAAAGGGTGTATGACTGGTCATACTTTTAAGCCTAGCCCCACTTAAGTTACTGACAAGTAGCGAAGTTATTAGATACCCCCACCCCCTTTCATTTCTAGACCTATACCCCCCTTTGCTAGTCCTAGACAAGTCAAGACCTATTACATATATCTAGACCCCCCACCCCCCTGCTAGAAATAAATATCTAACTACCTTGCTTTAGATTCTTCACTAGACATCTTGGCAAGCCTTCACTTTGAGAAGTTGTTTATAGTTGCTAGACCTAAGCAAGCCTATTAGACGCAAGCCTAGACAAGTAAGCCTTGCCTTGAGCCATAGTTCATAAGAAAGTTGAGTCGCATTGACTCAAGTTTGTTGATACACATTACTTATATTAAAAAATAACTTTTTGTTATATACATAAAATAAAATATATATGCCCTTGCCTTTTTATAACAAAAAGTTATAAGACAAGTTTTTGATAACAAAATGTTATTTTTCCGGAAACGATTTTGAAAAACCTCGAATATAAGCGCTTCCTTCTCACAGGCCAAAAGCATTTAATGGAAAGGTTCATACTTTCGATGCTTTCGTCCAAGAATCTTGGCCTCAGTAGTGTCTGTACGGCTTTGAAAAATGCTGTACAATAGAGCAATGAAACAGAAGGTAAAACTCCCCGACGATGAGGTTAGGTTTATCTCTGCTCTTGACCCCGTTTTAGTTCCCTCCCGCCTTCGTGCACTGTGGGAAGCAGGTTGGTCTTTAGGAATTATTGCTTCTTCAATCAAACCAGCCAAGCCAAAATCAACTGTGCATTTCTGGGTAAAGAACGCTCCCTCTACAGAGCAGCGTCGCCAGATACCAATGCCACCACCAAAATCTCTTACAGTCTCTGCACCCCTCCTAGGAACCCCCAGAACTCGTTCTATCTCCCCTACGGTTCCTCCCGAACTGAGGCCACGCTTACAGGAACTCTCAGCGCTAGCAAAACGCTATCGCGCCAAGACTTCTGACGATAGCCCACTAGCCCAAGCAAATAGGGAACTAACAGAACTATCGCTCACGCTCTATCACAGAGGGGTTCCTGCTGCTGATATTGCAGAAGCGGCTGGAGTTACCTATCGTGCAATGGCTCGGCGGTTGAGTAATGGCTAGGCTATACAAAACAGCATCTGGAACCTACTCCGAGTCTGAACTAGTTGTTGCCGTCTGGGTCAATCCAAATCGCAAAAAGGGACGCTCTCAGGCAAGACTTCTTGAAACACTTACAACAGATAATTCCAGTATCCCTATTGCATTTCCTTTAGAAACACTTCAGAGAATTCAATCGTGGATGTTCTGCCCTGTGGCTCACGACCCATCAGATTTAGACCTGTGGCTAGTTCTAGAGAATGGAGCAACTAGGGAGAAACCTTTGCTAGTCCCGCTGACAATTGCTAAAAAGGCTCTAGGCTGGCAAGATTTCCATATCCCTTCAGAATATACGGAGAAATAATGAAAGTTCAGGCAGACGTCTTTCCAGCAGTGATTGCTCTTGCCGAACCTGGCTCCCTCGAAGACTATATGGAGTTGACCCCAAAAGGTGCTGCTCCTGAAGGAACTCGGCGTCTAGACCGTTGCCGCGTTGTGGTTTTCAACGATATGTTAATGGTTGCTATTGACTCTCCAGAAGGAGCAAAACTTGTTTTCCGTGAAGCGTGTCATTCCTATATTAAGGATGACAAGAAAATTCACAGGGTAATTACCGAGAGTGGAAAGATTGTTTCTTTCCGCAAAGACGACAACTGCGGCTGTGGCTCTAGACTCAGGACATGGAACCCTTATGGACACATACTGATGGCTACGGACGGCGAAAATGACTGAACCACTTACCTTTGTAATAGCAGCGCTAGCCGTATATAGAGTCTCCAGATTTATTACTACAGATACGCTTTTTAACCCAATCCGAGATAGAATATGGAAGAGGTTTCCACCAGAGACTTCAAAGTTCGGATACTGGTTTACTTGCACTTGGTGTACGTCCATTTGGGTCGCATCACTATCTGAAATATCCCGTATCATTAATCCCAGCATCACATTGGGCATCCAAACAGTGTTCGCACTGTCTGCCCTTGCGGGGCTGTTAACTGCATACGAGGAAAAGTAATGTCCTTAGTATTCCGTAACAAAGACGAGGAGTTTTAAGTGGGCGTTTTTAAGCGCGATGAACAAGGCGAATCTGCCGAGGTTGTTCCTACTCCCGTCACCCCTAAAGCAAAGCCACAGAAGCGTACTAATAAATCAAAACAAACAGGTCGCTCTCGTCAAGTAGTTTTAAATCAAACACCAAAAGTAACTGGTGCAGCATCAGTATTTTTATCTCAGCCAAACTCAGCACAGGCTGCTAACTATTCAACACCACGCACACTTACTGCCGCAGCAGCCCAAGTAAAGATTAATGACAAGGGCGAGTTCGAACAGTTTAAGCATCGTCGCACTGCTGCATCGTCAGCATGGCAAGCAGAGGCTTGGGAATATTACGACGCAATCGGTGAAATCAAATATGCATTCAATTTAGTTGCATCTGTTGTATCTCGTATTCGTATCTACTCAGCAGTGATTGAGAATGCACACGAAACTCCAGTAGCAGTGAAATCATCTACACAGATTGACCCACGCCTTGGTGCAGCAGCAGAGCGTGCGCTTGCACGACTTGACTCTGCATACGGCGGACAGGCTGGTCTTCTAAAAGATGCAGCACTTAATCTTTCAGTTGCTGGCGAATGTTATTTAGTTCAAATGCCAGAGCGCCCAGGTTCAGGATTGCCTGAGTCTTGGGACATTCGTTCCGTTGATGAAGTTATGGCAGATGCTCGTGGTGGGTTTAACATCATTGGTCGCCGTGAGCAATCATCTGGCGGACAAAATCAGAACAACGCAACAAATCGTCTTTCAAAGAATGCATTCGTAGGACGCATCTGGCGTTCACATCCACGCTACTCAGATGAAGCAGATTCATCACTTCGTGGTTTGCTTGATATGTGCGCTGAACTTCTTTTGCTTAACCGCACCTTCCGTGCAACAGCACGCTCTCGCCTAAACGCTGGAGCACTTTATCTTCCAGATGGTCTTTCAGTTGCTGCACAAGGCGACCCAGACCAGCCATACGATTCAGATAACGAGTTGAATCCAAACTTTACTGCCGAGGAGGCAGAGGACGAGTTTGAAGAGCAGTTGATTGATGCGATGACAACTCCAATTCGTGATGAGGAGTCAGCATCAGCAGTTGTTCCACTTATTATTCGTGGTCCAGCAGAACTTGGCGACAAGATTAAGCAGTTTAAGTTCGAGCGTTCATTTGACCCATCACTTGCAGAGCGTTCAGACCGCGTTCTAGAGCGCATCTTGCAGGGACTTGATGTTCCAAAGGATGTTGTAACAGGACTTGCAAATGTTAAGTATTCAAACGCACTTCAGATTGATGAAGCGCTGTATAAGGCACACATTGAGCCAATGATGTTGCTTATCTGCGATGCTCTTACAGTTGTCTATCTTCGCCCATACCTCATTGCACAGGGCTACAGCATCACCGATGTTGAGAAGATTGTTATTTGGTATGACCCATCAGCAGTTGCAACACGCAATGACCGTGCAGCAGATGCAGACTCAGGTCTTGACCGTGGTGCAATCTCATTAGATACATGGCGTCGTGCCCACGGCTTCTCGTCAGCAGATGCACCTACTTCAAATGAAATGGCGCTTCGTCTTTTGTCTGAGCGTGGAGCAATTACACCTGAACTTACTGAGGCAATGCTTCAAGCACTTGCTCCAGAGATTATGGATGCTGTTAAGCAAGCACAACAGGCTTCATCTGTCGCTCCTATTCCAGCAGATGTCCAACAAATTCTTGACCAAGCAACTAGCGGAGAAGCACCAGTTACAGAAGGGCAGGAGCAATAATGTCTATCTCTAAGACACCTGCACCAAAGAAAGACCAGATTAAAGGCTCAGATAAAAACAAAAAGGGCTCTGCATCTGGTTCTAAGAAAGTTGTTTTTAGTAAGGCAACAGAAAATTCTTTGGCTGAAAAAGTAAAGACACACAATGCAAAAGCACCAGAAGGTCGCAAAGCAACACTTGGAATGCTTAAGGCTGTGTACCGTCGTGGGGCTGGAGCATTTTCTGTATCACACCGCCCAGGTATGAACCGCAACCAGTGGGCTATGGGTCGTGTCAATGCTTTCCTTAAATTATTAAAGTCTGGCAAGCCATCAAACTCTGCATACAAAACAGATAATGATTTGCTTCCGTCAGCACATCCACGCTCTACAAAGAAGTCAGCATCTATTACCGCTTCTGGATTAGTTCCAGAAGAGCGCGACTTAGCAGAAGCGCTTATTGCAATTACTCAGAAGCACGGTCCGTTTGACCAAGATGGCACAGGAGTTTGGGCGGGATACACACCTGCTGAAGAAAATGAAGTTAGAGACATTGGTGTCAAGTGCAGCAATTGCGTCTTTTTTCAAGGACCAAACAAGTGTCAGATTATCTCCCTTGAGGTCGAAGCAGATGGTAAGTGCCGCTTTGCTGTAATTCCAGAGGGTGTCGTCTCAGTAAAGCCAGACTACAAAGAACTTGAAGATGAAATTGAAGACTACTTTATGGACCAAGAACTTAGTGTAGAAATTAAAAATAGAGAAGATTATGAGTCCGCAGAAGACGCTATCCTTGCTATGACAGAATATTCTGGTTATGGATATGAAGCAGAGTCTGCTATTCGTGCATCTTGGCTTCGTGCAGTGCGTAATGGAGATGACCCATTCCTACGAGCAGGAATGCTTGCAGTGATGGGACAAGACAGTCTTGATGGAAACTTACTTCCTATCCTTGAGGAGGACGGCAAATAATGAGTAGAGTAGTGCGTCGCTTTGGTTATGCCATCTCTCCTAATGGAGCACAGGCTAGCACCTTCAAACAGGCTGCTTATTTGCGTGAGAAGGTTATTGAATTCATTGACTCTACCAATGCTGAAGCATCTACATCTCGTCGTCTAACTCGTGGTGCTGCGTTTGCAGTTGTCCACCGCTCACTTGTTGCAACAAAAGATTTGCCATTCTCAATCCGCGAGCACATTGCAATGAAGGAACTTTCACAATATGTGACACTTCTTCAGAATAATAAAGTTGCTGCGATTAAGCCAAGCCACACAGACCTTCTTCCTGTAGCGCACCCACGCTCAACAAAGATGCACACATTGACAGCATCTGCTCTCATTTCAGCACGAGCAAACTGGTATGCAGATGATTCACGCATCACCAACGAAAAAGTAAAGTCAATTGTTGCCTCTGCATATACAGCAACTCCTGGTTCTGTAGAACACTCTTATTACTCGGCAGTTCTTGCATCACTTCCACAGGGCTCAGTTCCACAAGACATTCTTGTTTCTCTTACTGCTGACGGAAACTCTTCAGCAGAACGTTCTCTTCGTGCTCGCTTACAGCGTCGTGACCGCTTCGGTCAGTTTGCTGAAATGGGTGGCGGTATGAGCGCTCTTATTCGTATGGCAAAAGATGGAGTGATTCGTAAACTAACTGGTCGTCCTGTCACAGATGGCCCTGACGGTGATGATATTCAGGTAGAACTTCCAGATGGTCGTATTGTAAATATTCCTGCATCTAAGGGTCAATTTATTCCAGCAGTTTTGGAACGTAGTAAAGATGGATTCTCTCAAACCCCTGCAAAAGTTTCTGTTGCAGATAATCAGTATGTTATTAATGAAGAAGATTTAAAATTTGTTGATTCACCTAATGGTTTTGAAAAAGTTGGCGAAAACAAGTGGCAGGGTATTGACACTATAAACGCTGGAATGATTGTTGAAAAAGCCGATGATGGTTCCCTCAATGTCGAATTCGAGTTTATGAATGGTTCGAGACAAGATGTCGGTAACTTTAGCGACTGGGAAGATGTATTTGACGGAATTGTTGCCTGGGACGAAGACCTCAAGGATAGGTCTGAAAAAGCAGACGCTAAAAGAAAGAAAGACCTAGAAGAGGATGATAAGCGTCGTGCAAGCCTTCCTAAGTTTGATGACGAAGATATTCAAGTAGTAGAGTTAGATAAAGATGGAAAAGCAAAAGGCCCTGCAAGAGATGCTTTCCCTAAAAAGTTTGCTTTCAACTACCCTGAAGGCGCTTACAAGATTTCTAAAGACCCAGATGCAGACATTGAAGAGTCATATGAAGACCCTACACAAATTGCACAGTATGCAGATGAGCGCGACCTTATTACCGCTTTGGAAGAAGGACTTCTTCCTAAGAAGGAAGGTCAGAACGCTACTGGCTATGGAAACATTAATACTTATGATGGAGAACAGATAGTTCCTGTCGAAAATCTTTACCTTGCACTTCAAGAAATGGGTGGAGACCCAGAGTTAGAAGTTGCTCGTATTTACGATAAGCAACTTGGCACATCTGAAAACGAAGACAATCTTCTTGGTTCACGCAAGCAGGAAACTATTTCAGAACCAACTCCTGAACTTGATAAAGCATTTATCCGTGAAACAAAAGAACTTGGTCCAGATATTGAGCCAGCAACAGAAGAACCTGCATTTGATGCAGAGAAGTTTGATGCTGCTCCACTTCCTGCACTTCTTGAGGGTCTTTCAGAGACTGAACTTGCTCGCTTTATGGAATCAGAGGACCACACTTCTTATCTTCCAAAGAATGAACAAGTTGAAATGCCTATTGGCTACGCATCTCTTAGCCCAGAACCATACGCTGCGTGGAAGAAAGTAACAGCAGAGAATCCAGATGCAAACCTTCCAGAAGGCTTTAGCGATAACCCTGTATTTATTGCACAGAACATTCCTACACCAGAACTTGAAAAAGAATTCCGTCGTGCACTTGAGCCAGGTAATGACATTCCAGGAACTGCAAAGATTTCACTTAAGACAGACTCTGGTGAAGAGTTTGTTGCAGATGTTCCAGGTGAGGCAGTTCGTGATGCATTGCAACTACAGGGCGTAGATACAAACGCTCTTACTAAGCAGATTGCAGATGAAGGCTTCGAAGGACAGAAGCAAGAAGTTGTTGGCCAAGAGCAGCCTGTAGCAAAGATTGAATCTGTAGAAGATGCAATCAGAGCAGACGAGGAATACATCCTCAAGATGCGAAACCTTTATGGTTTTGACCGCAGAAATGCTTTGGAAAAGTATGACCAAAAGGGTCCTCACGACCCACTAGACCCTGCTTACAAGGGCGAGTTTGCTGAAGAATTTGAGAACTATCTATACGAAGATGGAACACCTAATGGTGCATTCAACGACTTGCTTCGTAGCAACCCAGACTTTGCTCGTCTCTTTGCGTGGAACCAGTTTGACCAAACAGGAAGCCCTATCCACGAAGAGTGGAGACCAAGCGATGAAGATGCGTTTGAAGAGTTCCCTAATGACAACTTTGAAGATGTTGACCACGCATACATAGACCGTCTGTATGACGCTGCACCAACACCAGCAACTGCTATTAGTGCTGGTCTAAAGGTGCTTATGCAGCCTGACTATTTCTATAGCAGCAAGAAAGATAAGATTGCAATACTTCAGGATGCACTTCGTGCATTTAAAGATGGCGATATGCGCTCTGACATTAAGGATGACGAGCAAGAACTTGCTGCTGTTGAGTCCGTAACTAAATCTATTGAAGACGAGATTGCAAAACTTCAGACTGCACCTGCTGCACCTATTGCAGCGCCATCTGTAGACGAAGATAAGATAAAAGAATTAGAAGCAGAACGTGAGAAGTTTGTTAAGCAAGAGCGAGGCGCTCCAAGTGCTGATATGCAAACTAAAGCACGCATAGCAATTCAACAGATTGACGCAGAAATTGCTAGGCTCAAGGGAACGCTTCCTTCTGACCCTAAAGCAATGGGTAAAGATGCATTTGCTAAGGGGAAGAAACGCGTAGCGTCAGTTGACCCAGACCTCACAAATCTGATGGAAGGTAAGTCTTCTGAAGAGAAGACCCAACTTATGAAAGATTGGTATGAGGGCTACGATGCAGCAAACATATCAGCGCCAATGGACGACTTTGAAGTTCCAACCGAGCAAGAAATTCCAGATGGTATTGAAGCAGACCCTAAGTCTCCAAACCTAGAGCCAGACAATATCAATGGTCCTTACCGTATCGTGTCTAAGGTTTCTGATTTACAGCCTGGCGACATTACTGCTGATGACCATTTTGTTATTGAATCTGTTGGTGGACCTTTCGAGGGCGACCCAAGTAAGTTAGAGATTGCTGGTTACTATCCAGGGCACGTTACGCAGAATACAAAGAAGTGGAATGCTTCTACAGAAATGACTGTTATTCGTGGCGCACAAGCACCTGAGAAGGGTGACCTACCAGAACTTAGCAAGCCATTTGCACGAGATTTTGGACCTGTCTACAAGAATAAAGAAGGCAAATGGTCTATGTCTAAGGCAGAAGACCAAGCAAAACTTGATGCAGCGTGGGAAGAATACAACGCAAGAAAAGCAGAAGCGATTGCTCGTTTTGAAGACCCAACAAACAAGGACAACACAAAGGCTCCACATCAAGTTCGTGTTAAGGCTGCTGACCTACAACCAGGTGATGTTTCTGCTAAGCCAGAAAAGGGTCACTTTGTTATTGAGCGCACATTTACTGACGAGACAACAAAGCCAGGATTTGTTAGCGTTGAAGGCTACTATCCAGGACACGTTTCACAGCGCAAGGAATGGAAAGTCGGAACTGACATTGATGTAATTCGCAATGTTGAAGCACCTGCAAAGGGTGAACTTCCAGAAATTCATCAACCATCTAAGACAAACGCTAAGGGCAACTGGGTTCCAGACAGAGACCCTGCTAAGCGTGCAGAGTATGAAAAAGAAATTGCTGATGTTGCATCTAAGTGGGAAGTTCCACAAGACCTCCCAACTATTGAACCTTCTGCATCTGATTCAGACGCAGCCGATGCTGCTGCAACTAAGCCAGTAGTTGTAAAGGCTCCAGAGCGTCCTCGCACACCAACAATGCCAGCGTTCCAAGGTGAGTTTGCTGCTATTGCTCGTGAAGCAGGTGGTGACTGGGATAAGTTCCGTGAACTTATTAAAGACCGTGAAATTATTTTCTTTGATTACGAAACAACTGGTATAGACCCTGCTGATGGCAACGAGCCATGGCAACTAGGTGCTGTAAAGGTTGTTAACGGAGAAGTTGTTGACCGTTTCAATGTATTTATGAATCCTGGTCGCTCTATTGCAGGAACATACGCTTCAAGAGATAAAGCGAAAAAGCCAAATGCTGTTGATGGAGAAGGAAACAAACTTACAGACGAGTTCTTAGCGTCACAGCCAGACCAGAAGACAGCACACGAGCAGTTTGCTGCTTGGGCTGGAGAAAACCCTCTTCTTGCTGCACACAACATGATATTTGATGATGAAGTTGCTCGTCGTATGGCGGACAAGCATGGCACTCCATACTCACCTGCTGGTCTTATGGATACACTTCCAATTGCACGAGATGTTCTTAAGGATGATTCATCTTCACCTACATATGCATATAACGGTGAAAAAGACAACAGACTTCCAAGTCTTGCTGCACACTATGGAATTAGTTTAGAAAGAGCCCACTCTGCTGACTACGATTCTCAAGCAACTGCTGAACTCTTCTCCAAACTTGCTGACCAAGCAGGTAAGGAAAAGACTGGAGCAGACCTATTTGATGTAGATGCTCGTCAGGCAGATTGGGAAAAGGCTCAGACAGAGTTCCAGACTGCTATGTCTGATTACGAACAAAAGGCTGCTGACTTTGCTACTGCAAAGGCAATTCAAGATGCTCTTGCTGGAAAGAAAGTTGATTTAGATAAAGTTGTTGCTGATGCAAAGGGTGCTGCAAAGCCAAACCCAGATGGACAGCAAGAATCTGAAAAGAGCGAAGCATCTACAGAACCAGCAATTATTGACTTTGAAAGTGCTGGAACATACCCACAAGGCAAGATGAAGTTAATGCCTCGTGAATGGGCAGCAGACGATGCAAACACAACACTACTTCCTCGTGAAGATATTCGTATGAAAGACCTTTTGCCAGGTGACTTTATGACATCTGCTAGCGGCGACCATATGTATCAAATCGTTGCTGTTCGCGCTGGTGAAGACTTTGGTTTCCAAGCAGGAAAAGTTCGTGCATATCGCGCTGACCTTGAAAATGGCGAAACTCATATGATTGAGTATTGGCAAAATACAAGATTAGATGGCGTTCGTCGTCCTAAGAATCCAGACGACCTACTTCTTCCAGAAGATACAACAGATTCTCCAATTAATGACAGTGCCACTGAAGGCGAGTCATCTAATCAATACGTTCCAGTTTCTACAGGAAGTGCAACTGTTAAGGTTGAGCCATCAGAAGATGGTAGATACAAGATGGTTGCTACATTCTTTGATGACAATGGAGACGTTGCTTATCAGGTAGAAGATTCTTACCGCACTCGTGAAGGCGCTGAGGCTGAAGGCAAGGCTCTTATTCAAGACCATGTTCGTTCTACAGAGGCACAGAAAGCCAAGGAGCAAGGCGAAGAAGCCACTAAGCAAGAGGACACTCCTGTATCTCGTGGAACAGTTCCAGCCAACGCTGACAGTGCTCCTCAGCGTGTTGAAATCTCAGACTTGCCTGGTGGATTTACTGGAGACATTCAAATTACTCCATCATCTCCAGATAAAGATAAGCCTGAATACACATCAGACTCTGCTCTTATAGATTCAGATGGAGATGTCATTGATGTTCAAAAGACAGTCCATACCTCTCGCTCAGAAGCAGAGTCAAGTGGACGCGAGTTTATTAGTCGTTCAGCAGATGCATATTCTTCAGCAGAAGTTCCTGAAGATTTAGGAAAGAAGTCTTCTAAACCACGCAAGGTTAGCCCAGAGCGTCAAGCAGAGTTGGATGCAATTCGTATTAGTAACGATGCTGTTCTTGATTCCACAGGTTTGCTTCCTAATACAGATGCAAAAGACCTACGAGTTGGTGACTTTATTAAGCACAATGTTAATAAAGTTTATGAAGAAATTGTTGAGATTTATCAGCATCCAACTGAAAAAGGTAAGTTGCTATTCCGCGTTCGTGACCCACGAGACGGAAACATTTACGAGCGTAAATTTGACAAGGGCTCTGACATTACAAACCCACGTCGCCCTGGCATTGAAGACCAGACAACAGAGGAAGCAAACAAGAGAGCAACCGCGCCAGAAGATGCTGAAAAGAGCAAGAGAAAAGGCCGTGGTTATGGAAAGAGAAGTTCTCGTTACAGTGACCGCGTAATTGTTGATGCTGCGGTAAAACTTAATCCACAGGCTCGTGCCAATGCTGGTCGTTACGAAGACCGTATGGGTAATCAACTAAAGCCAGCAGATGAAGTTGGATTTGCAGAGGCTACACGAGTAGTTCACGTTTCTCAGAACTTCCGTGACAAGGTTGGAAACCAGGTTGGAACAGTTATTAACTTCTCTGGCGACCAGAAGCACGGTGGAGATGTTCGTGATGGTGTTGTATATCTAGACTTTATCTTTGTTCAATTCCCACCTTCAGAAGAACATCCAAATGGAGTTATTCGTAAGTGGCAAGCAAACAACGTATTCCCTGTTGGCCCTAATGGAGAGATTCCAAAGGCATTTGAAGGACCTAGAAATCAAAGACCTCCTAAATTAGAGTACGAAACTCCTGAATCAGGCGAGGAAGTTATTCTTAACCAAGCCTTCCGCCCTGAAACAAAAGATGATGCTACCCCTGCTCCTACTTCTACATCGAAACCAGAAGCAGAGCCAACTACTGAAAAGCCTAAGTTTGTCAAAATGACTCCTGAAGAAAAACTTCAGTATAAAAAAGATAGAGTAGAAGGAATTCAAGCCTCTGTTGTTGACAGAATTTTTGATGACCTAGACAACACTACCGACCTTCAGTGGGCAGCAAAGTGGACTGGCATCCTTGGAGACCTTCCATACAATATTTTGACTGGAAATGCGTATAATGGAATTAACCCATTTATTTTGTATTTTTCAAAAGAAGATAAAGGATACTCTTCAAATCGTTGGATAGGCAAGAAACAAGCCGAGAAATTCAATGGCGTTCTTAAGCCAGATGAAAAACCAACTTACATCATTACAGTAACTCCATCAAAAATTGTGTATAAAAAAGATGCTGATGGCAAAGATACTGATGAAATTGCATACAGAACAAGACAAAACTACGGCTACGCTGAGGTTTATAACGTAGACCAGTTTGAGACTATTGACCTACCACCTGTCCCAGAAATCCCAAAGATTGAAGCGTCAGAGGCTGAAGAAGAAATTCTTAAGCGCTACAAAGACCATCCACCAATTGAGTTTGTAAAGATGGCTCCAGGACAAAGCCCTCACTACACGTTTGATAAGGATATAATTAAACTTCCTGAAAGAGGTCAATATGGTGATGACCAATTAGGATTTATTAAAACCCTTCTTCACGAACTTTCACACAGTTCAGGTCATAAAGACCGCTTAGACCGTTCAGAGTTATTTGATAGGATTAAGATTGAAGCAGGTCTTCGTATTGATAACGGTCCAAACAGAGCAACAGAAGAACTTATGGCAGAAATTGCTGCTGCAATTATTGGTGCCAGACTTGGTTTAGAACTAGACACGAAACACACGTCAGCATATATTAAGTCATGGATTCGTGCACTTAATAATAATAGGTCTGCAATTATTGATGCTGCTAGCGCTGCTGCTAAAATTGCTGATTACATTCTTGAAGGTAAAAAACCAGGCTCTGGCGTAGGTAGATACGGCAAAACTGGCGATGAAATCGCTCAAGAAGAAAACGAATAGGAGAGATAAAATGACAGTAGAGTTCGAAAACCCGTACACAAAAGAGGAGTTAACTCCTGAACTAATAGCAAAACTTGATGAGCCAATTGTTTTGGACATCGGGTTTAACGAGTCAGATGCAGAGTTGCTCGATTCTATGGCAGATGAGCCAGAAGAAGAGATAACTGAAGAAGACCTTGAGGAGGTTAAGTAATGACTTTTACACCAGAAAAGCCAGAATACATTGACTCCCTATGGGCTCAGTTGGACCCTGAACTAGATGAAGTTGTCACTATTTTCTATAGGTCTGACGAAGGTCTTTTTTATCGTGAAGACGGTAACTGGAATGAGATGACAGGACCGACTCCAGAAGAAGATGAAAACGACGAAATTTATTTTATAGATTCAAAGTTTATTTCTGTTTATGACGAATCGGAAAAGGCTGGAGATGCCATTGGCATTGATGCTTTAAAAGAATACATAAAAGAATATAAGGTAGGTTAAAAATGAAGTTCGTAGGTCGCAAAGGCGATGAAGTCTTATTTGTAATTGATAATCAGGCTGTTTTTGTCAATGAAAAGCAGAATGTTGTATCAAACATAGACAGTGCTTCTACAGTGCTGGCTTCATTCGTCCCAGAAGGGCATCAAGATAAGCCTGACTCTGTGCCTTACGAACTTGCTTTGGCTGCAACAACAGATTTAGATATTAAAGTCTTCTCAAACAATGACCGTATGTACACGATTCCAGACGCTGTTAAGGCTGAAGCAAAGCGTGCAATCGAGTGGCGTAAAGAGCATAACCGTGGTGGAACACCAGTTGGTATGAATACTGCCCGCACTCTTGCTAAGGGTGGACAAATTGGTATTAGAAAGATTCGCCACATCGCAAAGTATTTCCCACGCCACGAAGTGGATAAGAAAGGCACTGGCTACAAACCAGGACAAAAGAACTACCCTTCAAATGGTCGTATTGCTTGGGCACTTTGGGGCGGAGATGCCGCAGAGCGTTGGGCATCAGCAATTGTTGAACGTGAAAATAAAAAGGCTCAAGCAAATTCAATTACTGCTTCATACCGACACATTATGTCTGAGCAGAATGACCCTACAGCAATAGAGTTAAGTGCATTTGAACTCGCTCGAATTCTTCCGCAAGGGCTTGCTCCAGAATTTTTTATTCGTATCCGTTTAGATGGAGCAGGTATTGACCGCCTCTATAAAACAGAGCCAACAGGAGAAGTCTCTGTTTGGGATGATGGAATGTGGGAAGACCTTGGAAACATCAACCACGACTTCCTTACCTACGACAAGTCATTAGATGATGCTTCAGATACTGTAGAAAAAATTCACCTTCCTGTAGATATTGACTCTGCTATTGCAATCTCTGGAATGTTTGATGTTGACCCATATAAGTATGTGGGAGTTACTCAAGTAAATCCTGAAGAATCAGGGCTTGTCTCCGAAGCAGTGGATTATGTTGACTGGAATGAAATTGATTTAATATCTATGGGCGAGAGTCCAGAGTATGCCGATATTGAAATGCTTTCTGATGAAGAGGCTATGTTTGCTGTTGGCGCACCAGTTGCAGCACCTGCACAAGCAGACGCACCTACTGGAGAAGTTAAAAAGGGTGATGGACAATACACACCAGCAGAGCGCTCAAAAAACGCTAGCGGACAGGTTCGAAACAAACTAGGTATGTTTGCTAAGGCTGGTTCACAAGTTGTTATTGGTGGCAAATCTAAATACACAGGCAAGATTGTTGGAATGAATGCTGATACTCAGACTGTTCGTGTTGAGTTGGAAAATGGCATCACTGTAGATGTTCCAGGAAACCTTACTCAAGAAGCAGAAGGATTTGTAGAAGCACCAGAAGCATCTGCTCCAACTCCAGAGCAAGCAAAAGCGCTAACTCGTAATATTCTTGGAGAGCCAAAGCCTCCTGCCGATAAAGCAAGTGCTCGTCTTTCAGAGCGTATGTCAACTATGACACCTCAGCAGACAGCAACTGTTGTTAGCGATTACCCTAACTTTGTTGGTGGAGAGCGTTCTGCAAATCTTAAAGCAACTGCTCAAGCACCAGCAGCCCCTGCTGCACCTGCCACACCTCTTACTGCAAAGACCGCGTATCAAACTCCTAATGCATACAACAATCCATTACTAAGAGCGTTTCTTGAGAAGAAGGTTGTTTCTCCTACAGGTGAAGTAAGTTACCCGAACGCGATTTGGTATCGTCCTGACCTTGCTGGTATCAATCCTAACGAAGTAGAGTCATACAAAGACAATATTTCTAGCGTTGATAAATTTATTAAAAACCAAGAAGCAGCACCTCTTATGACTAGCCCTGCAATGCAGCAGCCAGCAAAGGGATTCTCCAAACCAACTGCTCAGCCAGCCGCTCCAGCAAAAACTGTATCTACAAATAAAACACTTCCTAATGGCGTAGTCCAAAGTGGTACACCACAGGCTCCAATCTATACAGCAATGATTAATGGTTTCCCTGTAGAAACAAATAAAGATGGGGAACCTATTAAGGGTGTCTACCTAGAAGTTCCTGAAGAAGGCGTTAAATATGCTGGTGCTCTAGTTAAACGAGGAGAGTCTTATGGCGCTCTTAGGGAAACTGGTGAATTAGGAACTCCTAAAGAAAAATACGACAAAAATTATGACGGAATTAGAGAGTATAAGGCTGCTGATGGAACTATTTATTACGGACGCAGAGGCGTTGTAGTTCCTCCTGGCAAGATGATGACATCTGCTGGAAGTATTGTTGACAAGCCTAAGACTGCATCAGCAATGATTGCTTCTGCTGAGAATGTTGAACTCACTCCAGATACATCAGATGTGCCACCAGTCTATATGGCGGTTGTTGCACCAGATGACGCTCAGGCTGTGATGGACCTTATTTCGCTTGTACCAAAAAGTTCTCAGTCAGAAACTCCTACAACATTTAAGCGTAAAGAAGGTAAGTGGATTAAGGATGAAGCAATTCTTAATGACTTAAATAGTCCTACACCACCTCCTGTAGTAGTTCTTGACAATACAACTTTGGGAGATGTTTTAGAACAAATTGATGGTCCAGATGCTGCAACTGCTTCAGCAATCGTTGAGACAATGATGGCTGCTGGCGGTCTTGATAAGAACCGTGGTAATGCAGAAGAACTTCGTCAATACTGGCTTCGCGGAAAAGGTGCAGCAAAGATTCGTTGGAATACTCCAGGAGACTGGACACGCTGCGTCCGTCAACTTTCTAAATATATGGGTCCTCGTGCCAAAGGCTACTGCGCTCTTCGTCACAAGGAAGCCACTGGTATGTGGGCTGGTGATAAAGAAAATCGTCAGATGGGCAAAGTCACTGCAAGTGGAAAACTTTTATATAGTAATGATTTTATTATTCCAAGCAGTTCTGTTATTGCATCTGCCGAATGGCGTGCACAGCAGGTAGAGTCTGCTCCTACTGGAGAAAAAGGCGCACCATTCTTTATCCCTCTAGTAATTCCAGAAGGTATTGAATCTGGAGATGGACGTAAGTTTGATAAGGGAGTAATCACAATGCGTGAACTTCCTCTTCCTTTAATGTGGCAAATTGCTACTGGCGAGGGACATTCTGGGTCAGTTGTTGTGGGCAAGATTACCGAAATGGAAAGAACAGAAAACGGTATCGGAAATGCTCGTGGCTGGTTTGATACTGGAGAGCACGGAAAAGAAGCGGAAAGACTGGTTCGCGGCGGGTTTATCCGTGGCGTCTCCGCTGATATGGATAATTTTGAAGCAGATGAAGAAACAAATGCTTCAGAAACTGACTCTGACAAGAAGGTCGGAGCAGGTAAAATGAAGATAACAAAGGCAAGAGTTATGGCTGTAACTATTGTCCCAAAGCCAGCGTTTCAGGAATGCACCATTAAGATTGCTGAAGCAAAGGCACCAGAGCAGGAGGAAAAAGCAATGCTATCTGACGGTGTATATGTCGAAGGTGTAAACCCTCTCGACGCATCAGCACTTGTCGCTTGTGGACTCGTTGCTGGAATGATTCCAGTAACTCCACCAAAAGAGTGGTTCGACAACCCTAAGTTGACAAAGCCAACTGCTCTGACAGTAACTGATGATGGAAAAGTTTATGGTCACATTGCCGCATGGCACGTTGACCACATTGGAATGGCTTTTGGAACAAAGCCACCTCGTAGCCGTAGTAACTACGCCTACTTCCACACAGGAGTTGTAAAGACTGAAGAAGGAACAGATGTTCCTGTTGGTCAACTAACTCTTGCTGGTGGACACGCTTCACTAGAAGCATCTGCATCAGAGGCAGTTCGTCACTATGACGACACAGCATCTGCTATTGCTGATGTTCATGCTGGTGAAGATGCTTATGGCATCTGGGTTTCAGGAGCACTTCGTCCAGGAACAACACCAGAGCAGATTCGCTCACTCCGTGCATCAGCACCATCAGGAGACTGGCGCCCAATTAAGGGTGGACTTGAACTTGTTGCAGTATGCCAAGTAAATGTTCCAGGATTCCCAATCGCTCGTGCCCGTGTTGCATCAGGTCAGGTAATGGCTTTGGTTGCAGCAGGTGCAAGTGTTCTTGCACAACTAAAGCACGACCCACTAGCAGATATCCAGGCTCGCCTAGACCGCGTTGAGTCAGTAACAACTGAACCACTAGTTGCTGCTGCTAATGAAGCAAAGGCTCGTATGGAATCAATGACTGCTGCTGTAAAAGCAGGAGAACTTTCAAAGCGCTTTAAGAGTATTAAGGATGCAGATTCTTTTTACATGACTCAGATGCTGGACGACGACACAACTGAGTTGGCAATAATCCCACGTCGTGAACGTATTAAATTGGCTGAACAAGGAAAGGCACTTAAGGATGGCTCTTTCCCGATTCGTAACGAAAGCGATTTGCGTAATGCAATTCACGCTTTTGGTCGTGCTAAGCCAGGAAAGCGTGGACTAGTTCGTCGCCATATTGTTAAAATGGCTCGCGCTCTAGACCGTAAGGACCTTGTTCCTGAAGCATGGAAAGAAGCATCAGACACTACTGTAACTGCAAGTTTGCGTGAAAGAATTGCAATTGTAGAAGCAGTTTTAGCAGCAGGAGATATTAAAGAACTCCCTTTCGTTGAGGGGGGCCAGGCACCAGTATCAGCAGACTCTGCTGACGCTTGTCCCCCTGCAACGGGAGACATCTCTATCAACCTAGCCAATCGCCAGAAGGCAATTGACAATGGTGGATATGGCCCACTAAATCCGCAAGAACCAAACGATGAGTTTTGGCAAGAAAAAGCAACTCGTTGGTCTGTAGATATTCAAGAGGCTAAGAAGTCTGTATGTGGTAACTGCGTAATGTTCATCCGCACTCCAAAAATGTTGGACTGCATCTCTGCTGGTTTAGAAGCAGGGGACTCAAGCAAGAACAATGCTTGGGATGCTATTGATACAGCAGAACTTGGTTACTGCGAAGCATTTGATTTTAAGTGTGCAGCATCTCGCACTTGCGATGCTTGGGTAGTTGGTGGACCAATTACTGCGGCAGCAGATGAAGCAGAGGCTCCTGCTAAAACTCCTGCACCTATGGGTGTTGAACAGCCAGCAGTTGAAATTACTGATAAAGATATTGCAGACTTGTCAGATGAAGAACTTAAGATTCTAAAGCAAGAACTTAAGAAGAAGCGTCTATCAGAGCGCAAAATTGATGGAAAGTATGTTCCTGGAAAGACTCAGCCAAGAGATACTTCAGGAAAATTCCGCACTGTGCTAGCAAGACTTAAGGCAGACCTAGGACCAAATGGTTCTGCCCAGGCGCTTGCCAAGATTGAGAAGGCAGAGCAATTAGACAATGCTGGTAATTATCTAGCATCTGCTAAGGCCGCTGGCGACCTTCTTGGAATGGTTGACCGTTTGGACGCAGGGGCTCTAAATGCTGAATCTCTAGAAAATGTCAGAACTACAGCACAAGCGTTGGGCAAGACCATTGCCAACCTACCTTTTGCCTTCGGAAAAGACGCTCAAAAAATTCGTTTTTCTGATGTCCCACCCGTTCTTCAAGACTTAATGCGAGATATGATTACCCGCGTAGAAGACAAAATTGGTGATAAGGACGCGGCTGAGGCTACGCAAGGGCTAAAGACTTTTATGTCTGGTGGAGACTATTTCAACCAGGGAGAGATATCTAGCCAGATGTCTAAACTCCTCCGCTTACTTACCTAAGTTCTATAAAAATCGTACAAAACTAAAAATCACAGTAATAAAACTAATGTAATATTCAGTATTAGGTGGAGTGCCTCCACGCATCTATTGCGTATTGGAGTCCCTCGGCCTCGACTGACAGCGAGACAGGAATTATTAGCCTGTCGTGACTGGCCCAGAGGAGGGACAGTATGGACCAAATCAAAACAATGATGGACCAACTCTCAGACCTCGATGACTCACAAGTCAGCGAACTACAGAGTTCAATCATCAAAGAGTTTGAAGCGGTTGAGAAAGAAGAACCTTCTCTTGCAACAGTTGACGCGATGACGTCGCTTGCCGATATGCTTGACGGAGTTAGAAACGAAGTCATGCGCCGCGAAACTGCGGCCAAAGAACTCGCACAGCGAGCAGCCGAGGCCGCTAACCGCGTACACGGACAAGATGGCGAAGCAGCGGATAAGTCAATGGATGAAGAAAATCCTGATGCCGCACCAGCAGATGCAGAAGCACCTGCTGCTCCAGTAGAAGAAATGCCTAAAGAAGAAGTTGCTGCCGCACCAATGGAAGAAGAAGCACCTGTTGCTGACGCTCCTGTTGCTGAAGAAGCACCTATGGATGAAAAAGCAGAAGAAACTGATACTGAAGAAGACACGGAGAAAAAGGACAAGAAGGAATATTCCATGACCGAATCAACAACTAATGCAGAGAAGAACTCAGAGTTCTCAACTGAAAACGCAGAAGCAGCGCCCGTTGCTGAAGCAACCACTGAAGTAGCAGCAGAAGTTGCCGCTCCAGTAGCAGAAGAAGCACCAGCAGCAGAAGCACCAGCAGCAGAAGAGGCAGCAGCATCAGATGATGCAGCAGCAGCAGATGCAGCAGTTGCAGATGCAGTTGATGGTTCAGAAGCATCAACCCAATCAGAAGCAAGTGAACCAACTTTGGTTCAAGAAACTATGGAGGCACCTGTGACCGCCGCTGCCGAAAATGCAGACAACCTCAACATTGAGGTCCCGGCTGACCGTCGTCTTATCTCCCAGTCTTCTGCCGCACCTGTGGCAATCACAGCGGGCGCAGATATTCCTGGGTATACAGCCGGCAGCCCAATGAACGACATGAGCGCTGTTGCTGAAGCAATGTCAAAGCGCCTACACGGCCTACGTCGTGTAAACGGTGGAGATGGAGAGCAGCACATTGTTGCATCTGTCACTACTTCATTCCCAGAAGAGCGCACCCTTACTCAGGATGCAGAATCAAACTGGGCAAAAATCCAGGCTGTAACTGGCCCAGAAGCACTTGTTGCTTCAGGTGGTCACGCAGCACCATACACAATCAAGTACGACATCTTTGGTCTTGGTACCACTGCACGTCCAGTACGCGATTCACTTCCAACATTCCAGGCTGACCGTGGCGGTATCCGCTTCGTAACACCACCAGTTCTTTCATCATATGGAGACGCTGTAGGAATCTGGACAAACGCTAAGGATATTACTCCTGGCACAGACACCAAGACATCACTTACTGTTTCTGCTGCACAGGAAAACACTGTTGCAACAGATGCTGTAACTCTACAGTTGCAGTTCGGTAACTTGATGACTCGTGCTTACCCAGAACTAATCGCTCGTCACAACGAGTTGGGTCTTATCCAGCACGCTCGTGAAGCAGAGCAGAACCTTCTTTCAAAGATTGGTGCTGCTTCAACAGCAGTTACAACTACAAGCCTTATCGGCTTTGGTCGTGACTTCCTAGTCCAGATTGGACGCGCTGCTGCTGCTTACCGCTCACGCCACCGTCTAGAAGCAGATGCACCACTTCGTGCAATTGTTCCTTCATGGGTTGCTGACGCAATGCAAGCAGACCTTGCTCTAAATATGCCTGGCGACGGCACACTTGCTGTTGCTCAGTCAGAAATCAATGGCTACGTTAAGGCTCGTGGAGTTAACCTAACTACTTCACTTGACGCAACAGTCTTTGGAGCACAGGGCGCTGCCGCTCTTCTAGAGTTCGCAGATTCATTCACATGGTACCTATTCGCAGAAGGTTCATTCTTGTTCCTTGATGGCGGTACTCTTGACCTCGGAATCATCCGCGACTCATCTCTAGTCGGTACAAACGACTACAAGATGTTCGTTGAAACATTCGAGAACGTAGCATTTGTTGGTGTCGAGTCTCTCGCCATCACATCAACCATCTCTGTTAACGGTGTGGCTGCTGCCCTCCGCGACACAACAGGTGGCGCAACTGCTGCGGCTGTTGAGTACTAAGCCGTACCCAATAACTGAATAGTAAATTACCGAGCAGACACTTAGAAGAAAGAGGAATACAAAGATGGCGTTTAAAGGAATTTATCCAGCATCAGAGTTGACCCCTGCCGCTTGCGGCCTTCTAAGTGTCGCTCGTGTAATGAAACACACGGGTTCAGATTCCGATGAAACTTGGATTCGTGGATTCTCATATGAGTTTGACTCACAACCAGAAGTTGAAATTTTTACAGTAAACGATGCAGTAACAACTGGTGGGGTAGTAGGAACATCTAATCTCCCACAGTATTTAGATTACGAGCCTTTCTTTATCCAAGTAACAGACACCCGTTCTGCTTTTGGAGTAACTGGTGAAGACCGCTTTGCAATTACACTAAAGCAGTTGGAAGCAGCAACACAGAAGGCGGTAGAGCGCGAACTCTGGGAAGGCGTATCGGCTCTAGCAGAAACCAATTCAAATTCATTTTTAAGAAAGAGCGGCTCAGCAACTGTTGTAGATTCAACAGCACTTGCTCCAGCAACTGCTCTTATGCTTTTAGAGCAAGCAATTGCCTCTGCACCAACAGGTGAAGCAGGGGTAATTCACATGACCCGCGACGTAGCCTCACTTTTAGGCTCTCGCCTTATCTTTCTTCCATCAGACGGTGGAAAAGCAATGACTCGCTTGGGAACCCCAGTAGTCATTGGTTCTGGTTATACAGGTGCTGGTCGCATTGGCGATGCAAACACCGCAGCGTCTGCTTCAAATAAGTGGATGTTTGCTACAGGTTCACTAGATGTGCACCTAAGCAAGCCAGAAGTTGTTAATGACAACCTAAGTCAGGGATTTACTGTAAGTAGTAACGTAAATACTCTATCTATCAGAGCAGTGCGCTCTGCTGCGGTATACTTTGACCCAAGTATTAATTTTACAGTTCGACTAGCGCTACCTACAACCTAATAAAACAAGAAAACACAAAGGAGATACAGAATGGCCACTCAGGACTACGCGGCTTCCGTCCAAGGTGTGGCGATTCGAGTCACAAGACTCGACGCCTCGGGTAACCTGCTCACTAACGATGGTGACAGTTACACAACCTCGGCGTTTCTTCGCGCTTCATTCACCCCAGAATACGAAGAGGGTGACGAAATTGTTGAGAAGTCAGCCGATGGAACAATTTGCGTTTCATACAAGGCACCAGACACACTCAAGCGCATCACAATGGAACTCGCAATTTGCGAACCAGACCCAGAATTAACATCACTTCTTTCAGGTGGCTTGCTACTTCGTAAGAACTTCGGAACACTTAACACACCTGATAATCAGTCAGTCGGTTGGGCCGCACCAGCAGTTGGCGATAATCCAGCAGGAAACGGTGTTGCTCTAGAAGTTTGGTCATTTGCAGTAAAAGATGGAAAGCGTGCAACAACAAATCCATACTTCTACTGGGTATTCCCATACGTTAAGTTGCGCCAGTCAGGTGACCGCGTAATTGAAAACGGAATGCTTGCAAACACATTTGAAGGTTACGGCCTTGGAAACCAGTTCTTTGGAACAGGTCCAGATGGTCGTTGGGAATTCCCAGTGGCAGCAGAGCGTCCATACTCATACGCTCGCGGAAACTGGGCTCCAACAGGTCTCAAGGGCTTCTATGACTGGTTCGACAACAAGTCAGTATCAGTTAGCAACAAGTCTTTGACTTCTAACGTAGCAACTCTTACCACATCAGCCGCACACGGGTTTGAAATTGGTCAGACAGTTGTTGTTGCTGGCGTAGATAGCACCTTCAATGGTACTTATCTAATCACTAACAAGACCAACAACACATTCACATATGCGAAGACAGCAACAGATGTTGCTTCAACAGCAGTTTCTCCAGTAGGAACAGCAGTTCGCCAGCGTGGATATATACCTGTAAGCAACTTTGCATATCAGTCATCAACATCACAATATAACGTTCCTGGTGGAATTACTTATAATGCTGATTCACCTGTTGACTTCATCATTGCTTCATCACAGGACCCACAAGCGTAATATTACAAAAGGAGGGCGGACGACATTCCAGTCGTGTATTTTTACACAAGGAAGTCGTCCGCTTTTCTCATTAACGTAGGAGAGACATGAGCCATCTTTGGACTAATGCAGAAGACCTAGGGTCTTATGCTAATTCTGAATACGCCTATGATGCTGTAAAAACAGCCTCTTACCTTATGTGGGCAATGTCAGGTCGTAAATACTCTGGAACAACTACAGTTACAGAGCGCTACATATCGTCTTTTTCTCCCTACCTGAGAGTTGGGGCGTCGAGCCTTAATTTCTCTCCGGTACTTGTACAGGGGCAAGTTCAGAACGTTCAGGTGAACGTTTTTGGTAGATATAACGATAGCGACTTTGCAGGAGATGGTTCATCTGCTGCAACTCGTGTGCGTTTGCGTGGACGCAAAGTAATTAAAATCCACACAGTGCGAGATATGAAGGGCAATGTAGTAGACCCTAAAGAATATTATTTAGTTGAGCACTCAACGATGCTTGCAATTCCTGGAGCAAGTTGGACCCCATCTAACGTAGAAATTACATATACTTATGGAACAGAACCACCTACAGCAGGTAAAAATGCTGCTCGTATGTTGGCTCTTGAACTAGTTAAGTTATATGAAGGCGATGATACCTGCGCTCTTCCACAGCGTGTAACTTCAGTATCTCGTCAAGGAGTTTCATACACAATCCTTGACCAACAAGATTTTATTGACCAAGGCAAGACTGGCTTATACGCAGTTGACCTATTCTTAAAAACTACCAACCCAGACAATGCTCGTGCTCGTTCACGAGTCTTCTCCCCTGACCAGCCTCGTGCTCGTCGTATGACACCTAAGCCATATCTCTTTACCGAGACAGCATTTGACCTAAAGGTTCTTCCTACAGGCGGGGACACAGAAATCTTCCTTGATGAAGTTAGTGGAGATTTTCTACTTAACGACAATGCTTGGGTAGTGTCTTTAACAGTTTCAGACTACACAGGCTCTAAGACAGTAAGTGTCCCTGGAGCAGCCACTCTTAATCGTGCTACTGGAAAGATTGCCTTATCCGTAGATTACAGCGATATCCTTGCTATTCTTGGACCTCGTGAGCCAGGAAGTTTTGATATCTACTGCACTCGACCAAGTCTAGGCAACCCTGCCGTTGACGAAGTTATCAACCTTCTTACAGCAAACATCTCTATTCAACTCGGAACACGAACAGAGACCATCTATACTTTCTAAGTATAAGAATTTAAGAAGGAGAGACATATGAGCGGGTTACCAGACCTTTCACAGGTAGACGATGATGCAAAACATCTTGCTAACTTTTTACAAGCCGTACTTGATAAAGTTGTTTCGACCTACGCTTCTTACGGTATGCCACTTCCAGCGCGACGCTACTGGACTTTAGGCGAGCCTTCAATAGATTGCGAACAACTTGTAGTATCTTTCCTTCAAATGTATGTTGGCTCTCCAGGAGATGAAGCAACACAGCCTCGCCGATGTGCTGACCCACGAAGTGCAACAATAAATATTTCTGTTTCTCGTCAAGTTCCTACAGTAGGACAAAATGGTCGTCCGCCATCAGCCGAAACTATCGAGGCAGGTTCTCGTTTATCTGCGTATGATGCTTGGGTAATGATGGAAGGCGCAGCAAAATTTGATGCCTGGGAAGAGACTGGTTTTGGTCTTGGCGTTATCGCTACAGTTGAGGTAAGAACTGCTGAAGGCGGATTTCAGACTGCTGTTCTCACGATGACTGCTGGTGTCCCGTAATGGCAACAAAAGTAACATTTCGCAAGGCCGAGTATGAATTTTTCTTTAACGAGCCTTCTGGAAAAGTTGGAAGATATTTGGCTCTTAGAGGAGGACTTATTGTTCGTGCCGCTAAAGCCCAAGTTGGTGTAAGAACTGGTGCTCTAAGAGCGTCAATTCATATGCGCCACGCCCGTGATATTCGCGGTCAGTACATTAGAATTGGTTCGGCTATGAACTACGCACTCCTTCATCACGAAGGAAGCAAACCTCATATGATTAAGCCTGATAGGGCTCAAGTCTTGCGGTTTACGAGTCGTGGAAGAGTCATGTATGCCCATGCGGTCATGCATCCAGGAACCAAGCCTAACCGTTATTTAACAGATAACTTAGGGTTAATAAAATAAAAACGTTTACTGCAAAAGCAGAAACAAAAGACACAAGTGAAGGAAGAAAGATATGACGACAGCACGATTTAAAGATTTTGGTTCGGGTGGAGAAACTAACCTTGAACCGTTGTCTTTTAAGATTCATGGAGAAGAGTTCCATTGCTATCCAAATATTCAAGGTAAGACTCTCTTGGATATGGTTTCGCAATCAATGCAGGAAGATACTGCAATGGCAATAGAAGTCCTTACTACTTTCTTTGATAAGACTCTAAAACCACAAAGTAAAGATGCATTTAATGCACTTATTAATGACCCAGAACGAATTGTCACGGTTGAAGCCCTTGGTGAAATTGTTACTTGGTTGGTGGAGCAGTATTCCTCGCGCCCTACACAGGGGTCAGAGGACTCACAGAGTGGGCAGTAGACCTCTGGCCCTACGTTAATGGCAAAGCCCTTATGAGTGGCCTACACCTTACTTCAATGGAACTTAGTGAAATGTTAGACGTAATTCATTATCTTTTTGAAGAAGACCTTATCCACGCACAAAGCGCTGAGCAAATAGATGCAAAAGAAAAAGTTAGAAGCATCATATATCGAGACTTTTATGGCCAAACTTACAAATACGGCACTAAAGGAACAGATTATAATATGTCTAACGAGGTTTTACAAGATGGCCTTGTTGGAGACGAAGAAGACGAACTGAAGCCTTTTGACCCTACAAAGGCTCCCATTAAGCCTTACTTTGCCCCAACAAATCCTGACGAAAAATCTGCCAAACCTTTTGGTATGAATATTGATGCCCCGCTGGGCTGAGTAGTAGATTGGTGGTGATGGTGTGGCTGTAGTCGGTGATGCATATGTTGTTGTCCACGCCATCACTTCTGGCGTCAAAAAAGATATTGAACAAGGTTTTAAAGGCGTAGACCGTGTCGGCGAACAAGTTGGCAAAAGAATTGGTAAAAATTTAAATACTGGTCTAGCCCAGGCTATGACAAAAACCAATAGTTTTCTTACCCCTCAGTTGCAGAGAGAGTCTATTGCTGCTGCCGATGCATTTTCAAGTTTAACTCGTGCTGGATATGTTTTGGCTCCAGCAATTACAGCAGTTGTTGGTGCTATTGGAGCACTAGGTAACGGTCTTGTTTCATTAGTAGCGGTAACTTTGGCAGCGGGCCCAGCGTTTGCTGTTCTCACTAATGCTATGGCAGGTTTGATTGGGATATTAGCAACTGTAAAAATTGCTTTTAATGGAGTAGCCCAAGCAATTAGTGCTGGCTTAAAAGCGCAAAAAAGTTCAGTAGCAAACACTAGACAAATTGCTAAAGCAGAACTTGCTTTAAAAAGAGCAACAGAGGACCTAGCACGAGCATATAAAGATGCCGCTGCATCTAACCAAAAAGCCCTTCGTGACGAGGAGCAAGCACAGAAGGCACTTAACAAAGCCCGTGAAGAAGCAATGGAGCAACTGCAACAACTTGCATTTGACTCAGAAGATGCGGCAATTAATGAACAGAAGGCTGCCCTTGAATTAGAAAAGGCTCGTGAAACTCTTGCTCGTGTTTCAGACCTTCCACCAAACTCTCGTGCTCGTAAAGAAGCAGAACTTGCATTTGCACAGGCTGACCTTAATTATCGCCGTGCTATTGATAAAAACAATGACCTTAAAAAGACTGAAGCAAAAAATGCTCAGATGGGTAATGGAACAATACAAGCCCAAATTGAGGGGCAAGATAGTGTTATTTCTGCTCAAGAGGCTGCGGCAGAGGCATCTAGAAACGTTACACAAACAAGACTAGATAATGAAATAAAACTTACCCGTGCTACAGAAGATTTAAAACAACAGACAGAGGACTTGGCTAACCTTAAGATGGGGCCAGGTTTTGATGCTTTCCAAGACGCTTTAAATAATCTTCCAAAATCTGCTCAAGAATTTGTTAAATATATTGTTAGTCTTAAAGGTGCATTTAAAGACCTCCAAGAAGCAATCGGACAAGAACTTTTTCCTAAACTTGAAGAGGCTATAGACAAACTTGTAACAAAACTTCTTCCACGCCTTAAGCCTCTTTTTGCTGAAACAGGCAGCGTTCTTGGAGATGTAGCAAATAAAATTGCTGACGTTCTCACGAGAGCAGACAATATAGAACGTATTGAAAGAATTTGGAAAACCAATAACGAAGCCCTAGGAATCTTTGGCGACACTATTGCCAACCTTATTGACTCGTTCTTACTTATTGCAGACGCTGCTCGCCCCCTAGTTATTGAGTTTGCTAAGTGGACAAGAAACATTACTGGTGCGTGGAAGGCAACTCTTGAAGCAGACACTAAGTCTGGAAAACTTGCTGGAACCCTAGAGACAGCAGCAGAAGTTGTTCGCAGACTTGGAAAACTTTTCCGCGAGACTTTTGGTGCTATTGGAACTCTTATCAAGGCAAACGTGGGTCCTGGAAGCGGTGGATTTTTCCTTCTTGACTACCTAACAAATGCTGCAACAAAATTAAAAAACCTTACTGAAGTTGATGGTAAACCTCTTAAAGAATTCTTCCTTCAGGGTGCAATTAATGCTAGCAAGTTATTAGATATTCTTGGCGGTCTTTTAGGGGTTATTTTAAAAATTGGTGCAAGCGAAGGTATGCAAGGATTTCTTGATGCCTTAAAAGGCGCTATGCCTGATGTTGAAGGAATTGGAACGTCTCTAAGTAATTCACTACCAGCATTTGGAAAGTTTATTGCAGAATTTATTAGATTTGTTAGAACAGTAACAGATAGCGGTTCCATAACAATCTTCTTTAACACTCTTAGAATTGCACTAAAAGGCATTACTGACTTCTTAAATACAGATTTTGGACAGGCACTTCTTAAAGGAGCAGCAGTAATATTGCCATTCCTTTTAGCCTTAAAAACAATTACTCAGGCTGGAAAGTTTTTTGGCGAAGTTATTTATGGAAACTACCTTAAGGTTGCAGGTATTTTAGATAAATTCCCTGGAATACTTACAAAAATGACCACAGCATTTAGAACTGCTACAAGTGCTCAAGCGCTGTGGGGAGCAACTATGGCTGCCATCTCAAGCCCTGTAGTTATTGTTGTTGCTGCAATTGCAGCACTAATTGCAATTTTTGTTATGGCATATAAAGAGAGCGAGATTCTTAGAACAGCAGTTTCTGCTTTTGGTCAAGTTCTAAAAGATATTTTTAAAGGCGCTCTTGAAGAAGTAAATACTGCTCTTAAGGCTTTGTTCCCAGGATTAGAGGGCGTCAAAGGTCTCTTTAAGGGCATAGGCGATGTAATTGGTTTGGTAATTATGCCTATCATCTCACTGCTTGTTGGACGTTTAGTGGGTGTTTTAGTTGGTGCGCTGACTAGTGTTATTTATAAATTAGCAGCATTTAAAGATGGCTTTATGACTGTATTTAATCTTATAAAAGGAATTGTACTTTCCGTAACTGCACTCTTTACTGGCGAGTGGGATAAAGCATTTAAAGCCTTTGGAGACTCTGGCCGTAGTTTTGTTAATATGTTTAAAAACATAATTAAAAGTATCATTTCACCATTTGTTTCAGCATTAAATGGAATTATTAATGCATGGAACAGTCTTTCTAAAAACTTTAAAGTTAAAATTCCTGACTGGGTGCCTGGATTTGGAGGAAAAGAGTTTTCATTTCCTCCTATCCCTGGCCCTATTAACTTAGCAAATTTTGCAAAGGGAGGAATTGCCTATCCTCAAGCAGGTGGAATCATTGCTCGTGTAGCAGAAGCAGGTCGCCCAGAACGTATTGAGCCTCTTGACCCAGACGGGCTATCAAAGCGCGATAAAGCAATGATTGACTATATGGGCGGTGCTGGTAAGGGTGTAACTATTGTTGTAAATCCTTCTGCTGGTATGGATGAACGTGAACTTGCAGCAATTGTTTCTCGTCAACTTTCATATGCAATGCGTAAGGGAGCAGCATAATGGCACAACTTAATCAAGCACAGAAAAATAGAATTACCCAGCAAGCGCTGACGCCACTTCCAGAGCCGCACCTAACGGGCATGAAGTTGCAGGAAGACATTATCCTCAACGACTTTGTTTTTAATACAGTTGATGAGTATGGTGTGCTTTGGGTAATTACTGACATTAAAGGTTGGTGGAGCCCTCCAGCACCTGATATGCCAGACATTAAACGTGGTTGGGCTGATGGTTCTTACGATGTAAAAGGTCGCTACAACGCTCGTGATTTGACCCTAGAAGGCTCTATTCTGTGTACTGACCCGTCTTTAGCCGCGGAGGCAAGACGACGTTTAGTTGCTCAGATTAACTTAGTAAGGCAAGGAGGATGGTTAAAAACAAATGAAAACCCGACTAAAGCATCTTGGGTTCGCCTTAGTGGAGAACCAAACTTTGAGACAGTCAATGCTCGCGGCAGAATTGATTTTTCCATCGGTCTTCGTTCTTCTGACCCTATAAAGTATTCTTGGAATGAACTTAATGAAGATGGTTACGATGTAGAAGAAATTCTTGCTAAATCAGCAAGTCCTGCAAGAAGTGGAAAGTCTGTTTTGACAAATCAAGGTGACTATCCTGTTACTGCTTATTTTAGAATTACTGGTCCAATTACTGGCCCTGGAATTATTCTTAACGAAACTAATGGAGAGTCCATTACTATTGTCGAGCCTTTACGAAGCATTGTTACTGGAACAATTATTTCTAAATCTATTACTGGTGGTGTTGTTACCCTAACTACATCTGCTCCTCATATACTGCAAGTAGGTGACTCGGTTGAAATGTTTAGCCTTGGAGCAGGAATAGACGGAGATAGATTTATTATTTCAAGAACAAGTAATACATTTACTTTTATTGGAACTGCTGGAGACACTCTTAACGTAGTTTCAGTTTCTGGAACATACACTTTTGGACCAGATATTCTTGAGATTGACACATACAACCGACAGACTTCACTTAATGGCGAATATTTTGGTGCCCGTATGAAGTTAGAGGTTTACAACGACTGGATTAATCTTGTTCCAGGAGAAAATACTATTAGTTTCTACGACAATGGAAACGCCAACTCGACTGCTAAACTAACTGTGGAATATCGCTCTGGCTGGCTAGCGTAAAACTAAACGACACGAGGAAAAGACGAAATGGCAATTAATTACTACGAGGTTACCCCGCCTGAATATCGCTATTACGTTGCCGATTTATTGACCAACGAAGTTATTGCAGAAATCCCTTTTACAGGTGTATCTTATGAGCGTTCTTTAAGTAAGGCTGGTTCTTTTTCTGGAACTATTCCTCTTATCGAAGCAACAGCGCATTTAGAACTTTATGACAACACAATGCCTGGAAAGACTGCCCTTTATGTTCTTAGAGACGGCGTTTGTGTTTGGGGCGGAATTATCTGGGGACGTCAATATTCTCCAACAAACAAAACTTTAACTGTGGATGCAAATGAGTTTATAAGTTATTTATATAATCGTGCAGTATGGCAAACCCTTTACTACGGCTCCGAGCAATACTACTGCTCACGCTACGAAGCAAATGGCTCAGTTGCAACTGTTTATACCGAGGTAGACCACGGTTTTAAAGTAGGAGAAAAAGTAAGAGTTCGTAATTTAAATCCTGCTCTCAACGGGGATAGAACAATTACAACTGTTCCATCTCCTGCAAGTTTTACTTTTGCTGTAAGCGGCGTAACCCTAGCCTCTAGTCCATCTACAACAGGACTTGCACGAACTATTGTTGACACATATGACTTAGCCCGTGACTTAATAGGTTATATGAATGATGACTTTGCTAGCCTTGCTTTTGCTAATGAAGAAGTAAAACCAGCAAACGAGTTGCTCTACTCTCTTACCAATAAAGTCATGGCTTCGGGAGTTGCTACGCTCACTACAGCCCTGCCGCACGACCTTCTTCTTGGTCAACAAATACAACTAGTTGATGTTGATGCCCTTCTTAACGGGTACCAAGTAATTACAGCAATACCATCAGCAACAACTTTTGTAGTTAAGCCCGCTGGAGTAACTTCAAGTTTTGCTAGCACTGCCCTAACTGCTTTAAGCACCTACGACATTACTTCTGCTCAGATACAGACAACAACTTTAAAAATTACAACAAAACAAGTTTTGAACAATGTTGCAACAATGACGACCTCTGCTGCTCACGGGTTGGCTGTAGGCGATTCAGTAAATATAGATAACATTACAAATGTTATTAGTGTAAGTAAGACTGCTACAGCGGGAACTGCGGGGGCATCAACAATTACTATTTCTGGAAGTAACTCTGGAATTTTAGTTGGTATGGGTGTAACTGGTGCAGGGATTGGCGGAAATGCTACTGTTCAGTCAATTAATGGTCTTACAATTACTTTGGGAGTGCCGAACGCTTCTACAGTAAGTGGAACTCTTACATTTTTTTATGAATCTATTTTAAACGGTCCTCAAAAAGTTATTGCTATTCCGTCAGCGACACAGTTTAGTTTTGCTAAAACATCTCGTGACGTAGCCTCGACTACTGTGACTAAAGTTGGTGAGCAAACTACCTACGCCTTTACAAACAGTAATAATCTTGCTTATGCCTCTACAATTCAAGGAGCCTCTGCCCCGACTAATAACCCAAATCTATACTTTATTCGTGGAAACACCTACACTCTTACTATCAACTCACCTGGCTACAACTTCTGGATTCAAAATCAAGGAGGAGGATATGCTGCTGGAAAAGTTTACTCCACTGGAGTAACCAATAACGGAACAGCAAGCGGAACAATTACCTTTACTGTCCCCCTCAGTGCGCCATCAACTCTCTACTACCAGGCACAGCAAACAAACAGTATGGGCGGAGTAATTAACGTAACAGATTATGGCTCTGTCTCGTACAAGTCTGGAATTATTACTACTGCAAACAACCATGGCCTTACATCAGGTAGAAAAGTTGTTATTGAAAATGTTGGCGCAGAATACGATGGTGTCCAGACTGTTTCAAGTATTGTTGACACTAGAACTTTTAAATTTAACTCGACTTCAATAGTAAATGCCGAAGCCGAAGCGGTCTACGGTGGAACTGTTAAATGGGGCGCTAGAGCAGTTGCGGGCACATTCGGAGCATACTCTGGAAACTCTGATATTGGCATTGAAGTAACCGAAGAGTTAAGCGGTAAATATATTGGAGTATCTCAGCAAATATTTAGAGGCTCTGACTTAAGGTCTTTTGGTGAAATTCTTGAAGAGTTTTCTAAAGATGTAAACGGTTTTGAATATCGCATTGACTGTGATTTTGATAAAGATATTGGTAAGTTTTCTAGAGTTCTTACTTTTGTTCCATTTATTGCACCTCCAAATCAAATACCTGTGACTTACAAAGTTCTTGCCTCTAATGTGGCAACTTTGACTACAGCAACTGCTCACGGGCTAACTACTGGGCAAGAAATTGTAGTTAGTGATGTTGGAACATCTTTTGACGGGACTCAGGTGGTAACTGCCACACCGACTACAACTACATTTAGTTTTAGTGTGGTTAAGCCAGACATTCCTGGAAGTACTGCCGCTGGGTTTATTGGCTCAGTTCACCCAATTAGTGTTCTTGGTGCAGACCAATATGTGTTTGAGTATCCAGGAAATATTCTTGAGTTTGGTATTACTGAAACAGCAGAAAATTCTGCTGTGCGTATGTGGGTTGCTGGAAATAATGACGGTCTTGATAACAGCGCAAGTCAACCTTATGCGGCGGCTTCTTCTACAGATTTAATGGACAAGGGTTGGCCACTTCTTGACCAAGTTGAAAGTAAAAATGATACTGAAACTACGGCTTTTGGAGAGAGTGCTCTCTACTCATATGCTAAAGATTTTGTTGACGAGGCTCGTCCGCCAGAGGGTAACTTTACTATTGCAATTAACGGCTCGATTGGGCCATATGTCGGGGACTTTTTGCCTGGGGATTGGTGCTCATTAATTATTGACGATGAGTTTGTTCGTATGCGTCTTGCTAGCGACTTAGAGCCTAGAGGAGATGTTATTGTGCGTAAAATAGTTGGTTATAAAGTAAACGTCCCAGATGGAATTGCTTTTCCTGAAAAAGTTGACCTTGAACTTATCAGCGAATGGAAAGAAGACCGTCGAATTTCTGCATTAAAGATTACGGTATAGGAGGAATAATGCCAAGTAGACGCCGCAGTGCTAATAAAAATATAGGTAATAATCTTTCTGATGTTCAACGCAGGATGCGAAACCTAGAGCGTCGTCCTGCTCGCAGCAAATTAGGTGCAAAATCAGTCACTACTGCTGCAATTGGTGCAGAGGTTATTACCCCTGAACAAGTTAACTTTGGAACAGTAGTTGTTGGTGCTCCTGGAGACATTACAGACCCTAAAGATGGTCAGTTAGTTATTAACCCCAACGATGGTTCAGTTTCGGTTTATAACGGAGACAATCAAGCATTTATTGATGTAGGAGACCCAGCCGCTTTTGACCTTTCTGTAACAGCCTTTGCTGCTGCTAATGCTGCTGTTCAAACAGCAAATGGTAAAAACAAGGTTACATACTCTTTGGCTGTTCCTGGCACAACCGCAAATACTGCTGGAGATATTTGGTGGCAATACAACTCTTCTAACATAATTATTGGCCAGTGGACTGGTCTTGGCGGGACTTCTTGGCAAGCAAACACTATAGGAAATGCTGTAGTTGCAAACTTAGATGCAGGAAAAATTACTGCTGGTTTCCTCGATGCTGCTCGTATTAATACTGGAACTATTACAGCAACAATGATTGCTTCTACAGCACTAGATGCCAAAACAATTACTGGTTCAACTATTAGAACAAGTGCTGGTCCTAACAGTAGAGTTATTTTTGATACTAGTGGTATTAGAGCAATTAATGCTAGTGGAGTAACAACAGTAAATATTGCTAGCGATGGGTCAGCATCTTTTACTGGTGCTGTTAGTGCCTCTAGTTTTACCGCAACAGGATTAGTTGACGGAGACGACCTTGCTAATAACTCTATTCTTAATAGACATATTTCTAGCCTAAGTGCAGATAAAATTAATGCTGGAACAATTAATGCTAGCACAATTACTGTTACTAATTTAAATGCGTCTAATCTTACGGCTGGAACTATTACTAGCCGTGCTATCAATAATGGAAACGGAACTTTTTCTGTTACCGCTGGTGGTGCTATGACTTGTACGAGCGCAACTATTACTGGAACTATTAATGCTACTAGTGGCTATGTTGGGTCTGCAACAGATGGTTGGAGATTTTCTTCTGGAGGAACTATTGCAAACGTTGGTAATTCAACTATTTTATATCCAAGTAGCGGATTTAGTCCGTATGCAATAATTACTGATAGAACAATTGCCGCTAATAGAGGTTTTCAAACAAACGGTTTAGGAATTCAAGGCGGTAACACTACAATAATCTCTCAAGGAAATTTGGGCCCTGGATTTATAAATACAGGTTCAGGTCCATCAGGAGTTGATTCAGCCTATGATTTAGGCACCACTAGTAACCGCTGGGGTGTAGCAAGAGCAGGTTCTTTTTTAACAACATCAGATGTTAGAACAAAAAATAACATACAAAATGCAAGTTTAGGTTTAAATTTTATTAAAAAACTTAGACCCGTATCTTTTCTTATAGATAGAGGTAGAGTTGATATTACAGATGCAGTTAAAGATGAAGATGGAAATATAGACCCGGAAACTGTTGTAGTAGTTCCAGGAAGAAGAAGACACTACGGATTTATTGCTCAGGAAGTCAAAGAAGTTTTAGATGAATTAAGTTCTTCTCCTACTATGGATTTTGCTGGCTGGTCTCTTGCGGAAAAAGATGACCCTGACTCACAGCAAGCCTTGGCATATGATGAATTTATTGCTCCCTTAGTTAAGGCAGTGCAAGAATTATCCGCTAGACTAGAAGCATTGGAAAACAAATGACAGTAATGACAAAAGGAGTTCGTAATGTTTGAAGTTAAAGACGGCTCTAGAACCCTTCAATTTAAAGGTCGCTTACTAGGAGAGTCTTCGTCTTGGCGACGCGGCTCTACACGCTGGATTGAGTTTGAACTTTACAGAACAGAAAATGGTTCTTACATTCTTTCTCGTATTGGTGTATCTTTAGTTTTTCATGGTGCTGCTTGCCCCCTAGTTAAGCGATACGCGCTCACTGAAGAATCCTCTGACGTGCTTTCTAAAGACGCTATTCCTTGCGAAGAGTGTAATCCAGTTAGAACACTTCCAATCGTGTTCCCTGAAAAGTATCGCCACTGGGCGCAGGTAAGTGAAGACCCTCGTCCTGTTCTAGATGCTCTTTACAAATATGACCAAGGTGGTGCAAGATATCTTACTAACGTGGCGCAGAGATTGTTAGAGCGTGCAGCAACCCTTGATGAGAGGATAGACTCGCTTTACCGCATTGAAATGATTCCGTAAAACCAATAGAAGGAAACTAAATGACAAATGACAGTTTTGAAATTACGCAAGAAGACTTAGACTATCTAAGCGAAGTAAAATTACACATAGCAACCCCTTGCTATGGCGGTATGTGCGGCTCTGACTATGCAATGTCCGTATTTAAATTTATAAGTTTGGCATCTTCTCTTGGGCTGCAAGTTAGCATCCAACAACTCTCTAACGAAAGTTTAATAACAAGGGCTAGAAATCTTCTTGCAAACCATTTTTTAAAAGAAACTGATGGAACTCATTTAATGTTTATTGACGCTGATATTTCTTTTGAGCCTTTAGATATTATTAAACTTGTTCTTAGAAAAAAAGAAATTATTGGCGGAGCATACCCAATTAAAGAAATTAAATGGGACACTATTTTAAAAAATAAAGATTCAATAAATTCTGTTGAAGGTCTTATGCATTCTTCTTCTAGTTATGTTGTAAATATTCCTCAGTCCAGCATTGAAAAGTCTGTTCTGTTTGGAGGAAAAATTGAACTAGATAATGGACTGCTTGAGGTAAGCGGTCTTGGGACTGGTTTTATGCTCATTCAAAGAGAAGTTTTTAAAAAAATGAAAAAATACTACGATAATGATTGGTTTCTCTATAAAGACGAAAAAGTGCATTTATTCTTTGACACTGCTATTGAAGAGCAGAGTAGAGAGTATCTTAGCGAGGACTACTTTTTTACTAGAAGATGGTTGAATCTGGGTGGATTTACTTGGATAGACCCCACAGTGTCTTTAGTTCATACTGGATATTACAGGTTTAATGGCGGGTCTTTAGCGTTAGATTCTATAGAATTAGAAAAAAATAAAGAGGAGTCTGTAGATGAGTGAGGGTCTTTCAGGTATTGAAGTAACTCTTGTTGACTCTGTAGAAAAAGCCAATCAATTTATTTCTTGGCTTGGTGAGCGTCGTCCCCACAATGCAATTGCTATTGATACAGAAACTGGCGAGCGTCCTGGTATGCCTCGTGACCATGCACTATCTCCTTGGCATGGCGACCTACGCCTTGTTCAAGTTGGCGATGGTATGCACGGCTGGTCTATTCCTTGGGAAGAGTGGAGCGGTGTTTTCTACGAAGCAATGAATAAGTTTGATGGGCCACTTGTTTGTCACAACATTGCATTTGAAGCACGATGGTTTGCAGTTAAATCCCGTTGGGAAATGCCTTGGCAACGTGCACACGACACAATGATTATGGCGCACCTCATTGACCCGCTAGGTCCTGGAGGTTTGAAACCACTATCTGCACTTTTAATTGACCCACAGGCGGCGTATCTACAAGACAAACTTGATATTGACCTAACTAAAAATGGTTGGACTTGGGGCACTGTTCCTACAAACTTTGAGCCTTACTGGTCTTATGGTGCACTCGACACAATTTTAACTATGCGTTTGTGGGAGAAATTTTACGAGAAGTGCGGTCCAGGAAAGCCATATCACAAGGCGTATGAGATTGAAATGGCAGCACGCAAAATTGTTACTCGTATGGAAATCAATGGCGCTCGTGTTGACCTTGAGTACTCAAAAAAGAAGTATGAAGAACTTCTTACCTACACAGAGCAAGTTAAAGAGTGGGCTGCAAAGACCTATAACGGAACAAGCATTACTAGCAATGTTCAGTTAGTTCGTCTGCTAGAAAATCTTGGAGCAGAGATTACTGAAACAACTCCTTCTGGTCAGAAGTCTGCGTCTAAAGACCAACTTAAACTACTTACAATTCATGGCTCTGATGAAGTTAAAAATCTTGCCGAAACCGTTTTAAAACAGCGCAAGGCAGACAAACTGGCTAACACCTACTTCCTTAACTTTCTTAATAAGAATGTTGATGGAATCTTGCACCCATCTGTTAAGACTCTTGGTGCTCGCACATCTCGTATGTCTATTACAGACCCAGCGCTACAGACTTTGCCAAAGGGTGATGACACAGTGCGTCGTGCATTTATTCCAAAAGACAAAGACCACGTCATTATTACCTCTGACCTTGACCAGGTTGAGTTCCGTATGTTTGCATCTTTATCTAAAGACCCAAACCTCATCACTCTATTTAATCGTGCTGATGCAACTGGCTCTGACCCGTTTACTGAAATTGGTCGTGAGGTTTATCAAGAACCTGATATGACTCGCTCAGATAAGCGCAGAACTCTTATCAAGGGAATGGTCTATGGTCGTCTTTACGGGGCTGGTGTTGCTAAGCAAGCGCTCACTGCGGGGGTTGCTGAGTCTCAAATGAAGGCTGTATCTGATGCTTTTGACCAGCGATACCCTGGAATGATTAAGTTTCAAAAAGAAATTGAAAACATTGGTGCTCGCCGTGAACGCGATGAGGGTCAGGGCTACATTCATACATGGACTGGTCGTAAAATTCCTTGCGACGAAAACCGCGTCTACACACTTATTAACTACTTAATTCAGGGTGGAGCAGCAGAAGTCTTTAAGAGTAACCTGATTAAGTTAGACCAAGCAGACCTTACTGAAAATCTTATTGTTCCTGTCCACGATGAAATTGTTTTACAAGCACCTCGTGACCAGGCAGAAGAAATTAAACGCATCGTGCAAGAATGTATGACAACAACTGACGGCTGGGATGTTCCGCTTACTGCTGGAATTGATGGGCCACTAGAGACTTGGGGCGACAAATATTGATAACTGTTCTTGCTGTAGACCCTGGAAAAGCCAGTGGTATTGCACTTGTATCTTGGTCTGGCAATCAAGAAGATTTGCCAAAGTTAGAACTTTCATTTGAGTCGCAACCTGAAAACTTTGCCACTGATGTGACTATCTGCCTTACAAATTGGAAGCAATATGAAAAGTTTGCTATTTCTTGTGAGCGATTTACTATCAATGCTCAAACTGTCCGTAACTCTCAGGCGCCTTATTCACTAGAGCAGATAGGCGTTCTTAAGCATCTATGTCGCACTAACGAATATGGGCCAGACAACATCAGTTTTCAAACCCCTGCTGATGCCAAAGCACTTTTTCCCAACGAGGCACTTCGTAAGGTAGGAACTTGGCATAAGGGCGGGGAAGGGCACGCTTTAGATGCCATCCGACACGCCCTGCTAAAACTGACTAAGTTAGGCTGGAAGCCAAAAGTTCTGCTAGAGTAGGTTACTAGCAAGAAAAAATAAAAAACTTAAAAATCTCTGCTAGTATATAGACTTAATGACATTAGGAGTAAAAATGACAGTTTCAGTAGATATTGACTCCGCTGGAGAGAATATCCTTATTAACGCTGACTGGCGCTATAAAGAACTCTGTAAGAGCCTTCCAGGGGCCTCCTGGAGCCCTAAAGAGCAGGTCTGGCGTGCTCCTTTAAGTTGGACAACCTGCCTTGCTTTACGCTCTACATTCCGCGATAACTTAGAGATTCAGCCATCTTTAGCAACTTGGGCTGGAAGCCTTCTAGAAACCCGTATAAACCCTTCTAACGCCCTTAGAGAGTTAGAGTCATATGAAGGTGACCCTGTTCTATTCCCTCATCAAAGGGCTGGAGTAGCCTTCCTCAGCACAGCAAGACGAGCACTCTTAGCCGATGAACCAGGGCTTGGAAAGACCGCTCAAGCCATCCGTGCCCTCAAAGAGTTGCACGACAAAGGCGAAGATATTTTTCCTATTTTAATTGTTTGCCCTAATACCCTTAAGAAGAACTGGGCTCGTGAGTTCAACATCTGGTGGCCAGGGGTAATAACTCAAGTTATCAAAGGGTCAGCAGTTCAACGCAAAAACCAGTTTGAGGAGCCAGCACAGGTATTCATTATCAACTGGGAGTCCTTGCGCTCTCACTCACGACTATCAGGATATGGCTCTATCGCTTTGACTCGTTGCAAGGCTTGTGGCGGTCAAGATGAAAAGACAACAGAGGCGCGTTGTGAAGTTCACTTGCGAGAGTTAAATGGAATTGATTTTAAGGCTGTAATTGCTGACGAGATTCACCGCTCTAAAGACCCTAAGTCAAAACAAAGTCGTGCTCTTTGGGCTGCTACAGGAGATGCTGATATTCGTTTTGCACTTACTGGAACGCCTATTGCTAACAATGTTGTTGATTTGTGGGCAATCCTTCACTGGCTTTCACCAAAAGACTGGCCTTCAAAGACAAAGTGGATTGACCGAATGGTTGACACGATGCTCAACGCCTTTGGCGGAATGATGGTTCTTGGAGTTAAAGCACATATGCAAGATGAGTTCTATAAGAGTGTTAATCCTTATATGCGTCGTATGTTGAAAAAAGTTGTGCTTCCACATCTGCCACCAGTTCTTACTGAACGCAGAGATGTTGAGATGTCTACAAAACAAAAAAAGGCATACGAGCAGATGCGTGACCTAATGATTGCTGAACTTGGCGATGAAGGTGATGTTGTTACTGCACCCAGCGTTTTGACACAGACAATTAGATTGTTGCAGTTTGCTAGTTCATACGCTACTTTAGAAGTGGACGAAACAACTGGAGAGCAAAAGACTATCCTAAACGCTCCTTCTTGCAAGATTGATGCGTTGATGGAAGACATTGAAAACGGAGATTTTGGAGACGACTCTGTTGCTGTTTCGGCTGTATCTAAACAACTTATCAATCTTCTTAGTGCAGAACTTACAAAGAAGAAGATTGCTCACGGGCTGATTACTGGCGACCAAGATGAAGATGAGCGTCAGCAAGCAGTTGACGATTTCCAAGCAGGAAAGATTAAGTGGATTCTGTTTACAGCACAGGCAGGTGGTGTTGGTATTACCTTGACTGCTGCTCGTAGATTGATTATGCTTCAACGACCTTGGTCTCTTGTTGATTACAAACAAGTTCTTGATAGAGTCCATCGTATTGGCAGTGAAGTGCATGACTCAATCGTCATTACTGACTATGTCACAGACGGAACAATCGAGGAGCGAGTTATTCAAGTTCTTGAAACTAAAGCCGACAACTTTGAGCAAATTGTTAGGGATAAAAACCAACTGCTCAAACTTCTACAAGATGATAAGGCAGGGAAACTATGAGTGGAATCGTAAGACTTTCAAACTCAGAACTACAAACATTTAAAGATTGTCGCCGTCGTTGGTGGCTTACTTACTATCGTCGTCTGCGCCCTAAACAACAAGATATGACTGGTGCGCTAGCACTCGGTAGTCGCATCCACCAAGCGCTAGATGACCACTATGCAAAAGGTGTTCCACTACTTAAAGCGCACTCGGACCTAGTCGAGATTGATAAACAACTTCTTCTTGCAGACTTTCGTGATGTTGCAAACCTAGAAACTGAAGCCGAACTTGGTCGCATCATGCTTGAAGGATACGAAGAGTGGGTTGCAGAGAACGGCATTGACGCTGAACTAGAAATGATTTCAACAGAAGAAACAATTGTTGCCCCGCTATTTAATGGTGAAGTAGAACTTCAAGGCAAGTTGGATATGCGTGTTCGTCGCAAGGCTGACGGTGTGCGTATGTTCCGTGACTTTAAGACTGTTGGAGGCTCTCTTGCAGAGTTTTCTAATATGGCTCATATGAACGAGCAGGTTATGACTTATATGCTTCTTGAATCAACTAAAGTTGACGAGAAAGAGCGTAGCGATGGTGGAATCTTTACACTACTAAAAAAGGTTCGTCGCACTGCTGCTGCAAAGCCACCATTTTATGACCAAGTAGAAATTAGACACAACATCTTTACTATGCGTTCTTTCTGGAATAGAATCCACGGAACGATTGCAGATTTAATGAGAGTTCGCACAGGACTAGATGCTGGTGAAGACCACGCATTTCTTGCTTATCCAAAAGCAAGTCGTGACTGCAAATGGAAATGCCAATTTTTCGCTATATGCCCAATGTTTGACGACGGAAGCGCCGCTGAACAAGCACTTAGCGAAATGTATGAGGAAACAGACCCTTATGCATATTACGGAACAAACGAAACAAAAGGAAGCGAGTGACATATATGAGCGAAATTCAACGCTCTTTGACGGTTATGGTTTATGGGGAATCAAAGGTTGGTAAGTCATCCTTTGCTGTAACTGCACCATACCCACGACTCATGCTTGACGTTGAGGGTGGACACCGCTTCCTCCCTATCGTTGTCAAGTATTGGGACCCTCTGCGAGAGGAACCACCTATTGCAGATGGAACTTGGGATACTTGTGTAGTCACAGTTCGTGATTACGACACGGTCATTAAGACTTATCAATGGCTACAACTTGGTCGCCATCACTTCAAGAGTTTGATTATTGACTCAATCTCTGAACTACAAGTGAAGTGTATGGACAGCATCGCAGGTAACGAACAAATGAAGATGCAACAGTGGGGCGAATTACTTCGTCACATGGGCGGTCTTCTACGCGACTTGCGTGACTTAACAATGCACGCTACAAACCCTCTTGAGGCTGTTGTTCTTACAGCAATGTCTAGAACAGCACAGGATGGTCGTCATAAGCCATATTTGCAGGGACAACTTGCAATTCAGGCTCCATATTTTTATGACATTCTCGGCGCACTGACAGTGGAGACGGTTCCAAACCCAGACCCAATGCAGGGGCCATACAAAGTTCGTCGTATGTATGTCGAACGAACAAATGAATACGAAGCAGGAGAGCGTGTTCAGGGTCGTCTTGGTTCAATTGTTGAACAAGATAAACTCTCCATCGAGGTTATGCTTAACACTATTTTTGGTGAGAAGCAGACAACAGAAAAAACAACTAAGGAATAGGAAGCCATGAGTACACTAAATTGGGCGGACTTGGTCCGCGATGCTGGTGAGTCAAGCAGTTATGAACCGCTACCAGACGGCGATTACGACGTCGTTGTAGTTGAAGCAACTGCAAAAGTTACACAGAGTGGAAAGACTATGTTCTCTGTGAAAACACAGGTCGAAGGTGGGCCACACAATAAGCGCCTTGTTTGGGATAACTTAGTGGTTTCCCCTGAAAACAATGCAGCAATGGGTATCTTCTTTAAGAAGATGCACGCACTAGGAATCCCTCGTGATTTCTTCTTGCAATCTCCGTCAAACGCTCAGATTGAGCAAGCCATTAATGGTCGTCGTTTCCGAGCACAGGTCGGAACTCGCACATGGAATGGCACAAAGAAGAACGAAATCAAGAACTACTACCCAGTAGTTTCTGGTCAGGCACCAGCAGCAACGCCAACAATGGCAGCACCTGCACCTGCACCTGCTCCAGCGCCAGCACCTGCTCCAGCGCCAGCACCTGCCGCAGCCACACAGGCTCCAGCAGCACCGTTCTAATAAAGATGCTAGGAACCGCCCAACGTTTATCGTTGGGTGGTTCTTGGCAATTAGGAAAGAGGATTAATGAAAGTTTTTATGACAGGCTGCACATCTCCACAAGCCTCTAAAACTGCAAGCGAGAGTCTTCCTTCTTTTGCTGGAATTGTTTATCTTGCTTTAACTCAATCTGGATGTGACGTAACTTGGTCAGACCCATCAATTAAGATGGATAAGGATTACTTATCTCAATTTGATGCGGTGCTTGTAGGTATGTCTTCCCCGATGGGACTAACTTCTCATAGGCTTTACGGTGCATTATCCGTAGTAAACATTGCCTACGAACTTGGAACTTTATCTTTATTTGTTGATGCACCAGAGCCGCACAAAGTGTGGAATGGTCTTAGAGGTGTATATAAAAACCCTAAAGACCTTGTAAAAGATTTTTACATTAAGCGTAAAGAGTTTAATGACACGCTTGAACCAGCAAACTTTGAAAAAGTATTTGCTGGACTTTCAAAACTTTACACAGAGATTTGGCCTAAAACTATAATTCCTGGCTATCCTTGGACAAAGCCAGAATCTATTATCAAATATATTCCTAATGTTGACCCTAATAATGTATTTGCTTTAGTCCCAGACTCAGCGCTGCTTAACATTGAAAGAGGCTCTAGAGGGATTGCTGAAGGCGGATACTGGTGCATTGATGACCCTAAGACAGACTGGTTTAAGAAAACAGAGAAGCATTTAACCCATAAGACTATGCAATACCGTGATGGTAGAACTGAAACCAATCAAGATATTCTAGTAAAACTAAATAATGCAACTGGTGCTCTTATTTCGACATACCGTGATGGTGCTTCGTGGTGGCTGCCAAGCCTTGCTCAAGCGCTGTTTGTTGGCGTTCCTGTAGTTACTGACTGGAGACTCACTGTCGGTATGGGACCAGAGTGGGGAGTTCTTCCTTTTGCTATTGAAGAGATGTCTAGAGAAGAACGATTAGTTCACGCTAATACTCAAAAAGAATCATATAAAAATAATATTCCAACCTGGGAAACATTTAAAAATTCTGTGGTTGAAACATTGTTTGAAAAAGACTACGCTACTAACTAAGCAGATATAGGAGACGAACATGGCTGAAGTAGACAATGATTGGGTGAGAAGTCAACTCACCGAGAATAAAACAAAAAAAGTTGTTGGAGATTCGGTTTTAAAACTTCTTGCTACTTGGGAACAATTAAAACAACCAACAGATAAAAATGCTAAAGACATTATTAACATTTTTAGTAAGTTGGCTTTGGGTCACTCAATAGTGGAAGATAATCCTAATGAAAAATGGATTGTTGCTCAGGCTGGATATATTAAAGTAGCAGACACTGTTCGAGTCCGTAGCAATGCTTTTGACGGAGAACAAGGTAAGGCATACAACGGACGTAGAGGACGAGTTGTCGGCGTTCGTTATGGAGATGTTATTGTTAAGACAGATGATGGCAAGACTCCAGTGCTAGATGGAATCCACTTTAAACCAGAAAACTTGGAAAAGTTGGTATAACAATGCCAACAACTACATATAAGTTTTCTGTAAACGCTAAGAACCATAACGAGATTGTCAGTATTGCTGAGGAAAAAATTAATGCATACACTGGCCCAACAACGTCTCATAATCTAACCTACGAGATTATTGTAGAAGATGGCACAGACAACAAGACATACACTGCTCAAGTCATAGCGAGGATTAAAGATGAATACAGATAATGAGACAACTCAACAAAACCCTCTTCGTGTCGAAGCGTTAAGAGAAGCAGCAAAAATTATTTCTGGTGATAGAAACAAACAATATGGCTCTCCTGAAGATAACTTTGAAAGAACTGCTCAGATTTGGTCAGTGATTTTAGGTGTGCCAATTAGTAATGAAGATGTGGCAATGATGATGGTTGGGCTTAAGGTGGCACGCTATGCCTCTAAATCTGGCTATCAGCCTGACACATGGATTGATATTGCGGGATATGCAGGATGCGGGTATGAGGTGGGCTCGCTAGAACATAATAAAAAATCCAACAACTAACTTTTAAGAAAGGTTTCCCGTGTCCCGCAAACCTTGGGAATTTGAAAATCCAACCTGTGCAGAAGTTGGACTTGACGTTTTTTATATACAAGATATAGATGAAGACCCAGAAACATCTTCTTATGACCACAAAGAAGCAAGGAAACTTTGCTCCTCTTGTGTTTATAAGACAGAGTGTGCTGAATGGGGAATTATGCACGAAGCATTTGGAATATGGGGTGGTCTTACCCCCAGAGAAAGAGTTCAAATAAGACGGGCTAGGCACATCAATATCTCTCTATAGGATACAAAATAGAGATAGAATTATGCTGTAAACCATACCTCTAGAAAGAGAGGTTTGAAATGGCAGCAGAGCCTGTACTAAGTCCTATGGCTGTGTGCGAAATATGCTGGCTTCAAGATAACGCTAACTGGGAACCACAGAGCGTTAACGAAGAAGGCAACATTATGATGCGCCTTGTCGGGGTAAAAACCCCTGAAATTTTTGAGCCAGGAAATGTTGATGTCTGCTGTATGTGTGGTGCTATAACTATTGCAGGGATATACGAACTTAAAGACCCACAAAAAGTTTACTTTCTTACTGACGACTCAGCCAAGGATTTTGAATACGAATTTGATACCATAGACGACGAGTAGATTCGGAGTCTGGTAATGGCAAAAGACACACGACACGGGGAGCACCTGTGGTCTGAGTGGTCAGGTTGTGGGTTGTCTCAGGAAAGAAGCGATTCCCTTATTTACTTCACTATTGACCACATTGACGTTGAGCATGAACTCATTAGGAAAGCATTAGCCTCCACAATTCAAAGAGATGGAATTGTTGATTCTTTAGGAGATGCCTTTAAGCGACTTGAACTTTCAAAAGTTGTTTGTGGTTGGATAGGGACATTTGAAGAAGATACCGACCTCTACGCTTGTGATGAGACTGGCGAAACTGAATATGGTGATATAGTTCAAGATATTCAACCTATTACTTGGGTAGAAATTTAATAAAATTAGTTTGCTTTAGTTACATAATTTTTAATATGTTTAGTGTATTATTATTGCATTATGTGGAAGCCAGCAAATAGCCTTGAATGGCAAAGAGAAGCAGTATGTGCACTACCTAAAAATAGGGAGTATATTGACTGGTTTTTTTCAAAGGACTTCTCAGAAAAATATGCGGCAAAGAATATGTGTTTTACCTGCCCTGTCCGCAAACAATGTCTTCAGTGGGCTTTAGAGCACCGTCAAATCTGGGGCGTATGGGGCGGAAAAGACGAAGTAGAAATTCGTAGAGCGCTATCTGTATCTTACTTAGGTGAAGAAACACGCAGACGTCGCTACCCAAACTGCCCTCATTGCACCGCACGTCCAGGCAAACTAGAAGTGTCTATTGAACAACTTTCCACAACTGGGCGTTGGACTACAGCAAAGATTGTAACTTGCACGGAGTGTGGCTTTGCTTGGCGTAGCCGAACAAGCGCGAATGCGGTAGAGGCTTATAAGTTAGAGCGTGAAGATAAACTTGCTAAGCAACTAAAAGAAAAAGAAAAACTACAAAAGAAAAGCAAGCGAGTTAAGAAATCTTAACTAACCAAACTTGTAGTCCTATCTCCAATACCTTAAAACGATTAGAGTAACAAAGCATTATCGCATCAACTGCTGGTCTTGGTCGGTATGCTGGACCTTTTCCTGCATCCCACTGGTAATCATCAAATGCCAAAATACCACCTACTTTAAGAGCCTCTACAGCATTCATACCATCTTTTAATACGGGAACTGCTTCATGGTCTCCATCTATATAAATAAAGTCATATAAAGTTTCTGGGTCTTTTGATGCAAAAAACTCGTCGCTAGTCATTTTCTTTTTGATAAGACGGCCTGCTTCGACATACTGGTTTGTTTGTGCGTCATAGGCTTGCTCTACTTCATTCCAATTAAGAGCATCGTGAGCAACTTCATTAGAGCCTCCCCAGGTGTCTACATCAGTTAACGTAGATTTTGGATGAAACAGTATGTTTTCCATAAGCCATGAAGAAGCATCACCTTTATACGCCCCTACCTGTAAACAATGCATTTCTTCTGTTCTTTTTGATGACAAGTGTCGCTCAAAGATTTCAGGTGCACCTACTGCTAAAAACCAATTAGGTAGTTCAGTCATTGTTTGCCTCTTTCATCGCTTGTTCGCAAAACTCTAAGTTTTTAAGAAGTCTTTCCATCTCGTTTGGAAGTGCCATTTTCACAGCGTCCTGTGCGTGAGTTACTGCTTCAGCATACTTGCCTAGTCTGTAGCAAGCAATTGCAGCAAAGTCGTGTGGTAAATAGCCCCAAGCGTCTGCTTCGCAAAGATACTCTTGTGGGCGTTGTTTAATTGCCAATGCGGCCATAGCGTTGTCGTAGCACTGCTCCCATTTAGAGGTGTTGTAATAGTGCTTAGCCAACTCTACATACGGCTCACGGCGTCCTGGAGCCTCTTTAATCGCCATATTAAACCAATGCTCGCACTCATCTGGGTTCATAATTCCGATATATCGCATAGATGCGGCTCGTTCCATATCCCAGGTAGCGGTAGGCATCTCAAGGTGCTTCTTAAAATATTTTGTTGCTTCCTCATATTGACGATAGAAGTAGCATTCTCGTGCATAGTAAAAAGTATTTCTATCATCATATGGGTCTTCATCAATAGAAAGTTTTAGTAAATCCAAATACTGGGCTCTTGACTTAGTATTATCAGCGTGATGTTCCATCACAGCGTTTGTGTGATATTGAATTTCTTGAATGCGGTCAGGCACTAAAATTTCGTGGACAGGGTTCTTCCAACGATATCCGTGTCGAGCATGAAATTTATCTCCCTTAAAAGTTGTCCCGGGAGTGCCATCTTCATTAAAGTTCCATACATAGTCGTACCGTGGACGTGTGGCATGGTTATCAAAGGCTTTTTGTAGTTCGTCTTTCCACCCTGGGAGCATAATTTCATCCATATCCAATGGAAGACAGTAGTCAATATCTGTCGGGACAAGAGCAAGCGATGCATTCCTTCCCACATCAAAACGCCAAGGTCTAACAGTAATAGATACCACATTGATACCTAAAGACTTTGCAATCTCGATTGTGCGGTCAGTAGAGCCTGTGTCGGCAATTAATAGATAATCAGCGTCATCTTTTACTGAGTTATACCAGCGTTCGACGTGCTTCTCTTCATTAAGGGCAATTGTGTATACAGCAACTTTTACTTTAGCCATATGGGTAGTCTACCCCAAACAAAGCAAAAACCCCGCACCAAGAGGCACGGGGTTTAGGCTATTTAATTATTATGCAACGTTTGCAAAACGAACGCGACCATAGATTGAAGTCCCGCCGTCACGACTATAAAACTCTAGTACAGACTTTCCAGTTGTTGCAAGGGTAGGTGTTCCTCCACCATCCCAAGAAACGTTTGCAAAGTTGACTGTGTTTGACCCACGGTTAGCAACTTCAACCCACCATGTGTTGGCATAGTTATCAGGCACATTAGAAAATGTGATTGTTGATGTTGCAGTCTGGTTTCTTAGAACAGTCACAGGGAAGTCAATAACGCTCACAGTAATTGCGCCGTTAGCAGCAGCACCAGTAAATGTTTGTAGACGTGCTGTAACGCCTTGTGTGATGTAAGCATCAGTTGATGCGGTTAGCACCTGGGGTGACATTGTAATTGGCATTATTTATTCCTCCGCAGGGGTTTCATCAGAAGACTTCTTCTTTGAAGAGGTCTTTGCAGCAGGTGCTGCTTCTTCTGCTGCTGCTGCAACTAGTTCTTCCCATACTGGGAGACCCTTTGGCAGTTCAGGAGCAAATGTTTTGGTCTTCATGTTGTAAATCCAACCAACTGAAGGAGGCAATACAGAGTCAGTAATGTCTATAGCCGCATACATTATTGCCTCTGGCCCAATTACATCTTCGCTTTCAGCAGCGACAATGTTTTGAACCTTGCCGCCGCCTACTAGAGCAAATTTTTTCATTATTTATCTCCTATACCTTACGCTGTGAACTTCTCAGTGTAACGAATAATAACAGTGCCATCAGCACCATTTCCACCGTTAGCAACGTATGGATAATACTGAACTGTGTTGAAGTCAATATCGCAAACGTCACCAGCAGACATATTTAACAGTTCAACTGCAACTTGGAAGTATGCACAATTTGCTGGAGCAAGTGGTGGCTGCCATGTTGAGATTGTTCCTGCGACTGTATCAGAATATGTTGCTGCAACAAGTGCTGCGTTAACTGATGGACGGTCTTCACGAATAAGAACCTTGTTGATGTCATACCACTGAATAGTAGGACGAGCAACCTTTGTTCCCAAGTTTGGTGTTCCTGGGTTTGAACCAGTAGCCAAACGGAATGAGAAGCCTGAGAAGAACAACTGTGTGCGAGGCAAGATTGGGAAATCTGTCCAAGATGTAACTACCTTAGCATTTCCAGCATCCTGAATTGTTGTACGAAGTGCGTTAGTACCGTACTTAGTAGAACCAGCAAGAAGTGCTGTTGTAGCGTTGTATACAGGAGCCCAGCGAGCCATATCTGTATTTGGAGCAGTTCCTGCTTCAAATTGAATGAATGTTGATGCTGAGTGTGTAGCAAGTGCCAAAGGTGAGTTAGCACCATTTGAACCACCACCGCCACCACCAGAACCTGTATTAGGAGCAGCATCAAGTCCGCGAGAGTAAACGTCTGTAACAAGACCGCCACCCTGACCAGTTAAGTATGCGATGTAAGTGTGTCCACCCTTACCGCCACCTGCTTGACCGCGACCTGGGTTATTGTTTGAACCCTGTGCAAAAGCACTCCATCCGCCTCCGCCGCCTCCGCCGCCGAGTTGTGTAACACCAAGTGTTCCAGTTCCGTTAACAAGAACTCCTGGACCACCATCTCCACCATAAGCAGGGGTAGCAACGTTAGATGCAAGAATTGCGTATCCGCCTTGGTTACCTTGCTGCTGAACATTCTGAAGCATTGTTGAGCCAGTTGTTGCGTAACCAGCAGTAGTGACACCACCAGTAATCTGAGGGGCAAAACTCATAGCGTTTCCACCAGGACCACCAGAACCAGCACCGCCACCACCATATGTAGGTGTGTTAGTTGCATTTGTGATTCCGTGTCCACCTGCGTTAGCGCCTGGAAGACCAAACTGCCAGAAGCGAAGGTTAACGTTGTATGTTCCGCCTCCGCCGCCGCCCTTGGCTAGAAGGAGAGGTGCAGTAATTGTTGCAGAGTAGTGTGCTTCTCCAGCCCATGTAAAGCCAGAAGAGTTTCCATCTTTGTAGAATGTAACTGAAGCGCCCTGCTCAAGTTGAGCAAATGCTAGGTAGAACTCAGGCTCTTGACCACCTGTTGAGTTGTTAGCAGCATTAGCAAAAGTTGCTCCTAAGCGAACATAAAATGCGTTTGCAGGTGCTGTTGCGCTTACTGTATAGCGACGACCAGGTGTTGCCTGAAGGTTGCTTGTACCGCTCATTTTAGTGCCAGTTGTGCCTAGAAGAGCAGCAGTTCCTTGTGTGCGTGAGATGGCATTGCCATCTACATCGAAGAACTCAAGGTAAGCGCTAGCGTTTCTATACTCTTTCCATGCCCATGCATAGAATGAGCCTGTGTAAACCTGTGCTGGTGTTGCTTTGATGAAGTCATGTGAAACTTCCATGTTTGCACCAGTTGCAACAGTAGAAATCATCTTAAGAGCCACGCCTGAGTTGTAGGTAGGTGGTCGGTATGCAGTTGCAGAAGAGCCAACTTCAACCTGAACGTTATCAAACAACATAGTTACGTTAGCAGGAACAAGAAGTCCTACATAAGCCCACTTAGCAGTTAGACCTGCCGCGTATGCTGGAAGACCAGTAAATGTTGCAGAAACACGGCGCCATGCACCAGAAACAATACCTGTGTGAGCAAATGTTCCAGTTCCGCTTACTGCTGCTGCGTTGTTAGCAGAAAGAGTAATTGTTGTGCCAGCAATATTTACAACAGTCGCTGCTGCACCAACACCAGTACCAGACACATTCTGTCCGATAAAGATACCGTCAGCGCTATCAACAGTAATAAAGTTGTTGCCCTGAAGACCAGAAATTGTCTTAGAAATTGCTCCACCATAACCAGAGAGTGGAGATGTAATTGTAACCTGAGTTACGTTATATCCACCAGATGCTGGAGAACCTGAAGAGTAAACAGTTCCTGTACCAGATGAAGTTCCCTGGTTGTTTGTTGGGAAGTTAGTACCATCACCAATACGCAACTGAACAACAAGGTTCTGTGGTGTAGGGCTTGTGTGGTAGACGTACATAGAAACTGTGTAGGTTGCGTTAGGGTCATAAGCAAAGCCAGTTGTTCCGCCAGATAGAGCACCTGCGGCTGAAGTTGAAAGACCTACTAGACGAGCACCAGTTGTTGAGTTAGTACAGATAAGTGCGTTAGCACCTGAAGATGTACCAATCGCTGCTGGTGAAACCATTTCAGCAAGTTTTGGATAAGGGTTTGAAGATACCTGAGCAGTAATAGAGCCCTGGTTATCAAGTACGAAGAATGAAGAGCCAGTGAGAGCAACGTCTTCTAACTGAGCATACTGAGCCTGAATTACGTTGTTTGACTGGTTTGTTCCCAAAGATGCGGAAAGCGAAATATTATCGTTATAGATAATGCTTGTTGGGGTAATTGTGCAAGACTGTAGAAGGAATGTAATTGTTCCTGAAACAGTACCTGAGTTAGCAACAGATAAAGTAATTGTGTTGCTTGCAATTGTAGTAACAACCGCGTTAGCACCAATACCAGTACCTGTTGCTGTCATACCAACATAAATACCAACGTTATCTGGACGAATATCAATAGTGAAAAGACCACCAGTACCTGTTGCAGTCTTCTGTGCCTGTTGAATATTGTTTGCTTCCCAGAGAGAAGTTCCCTTGTTAAAAGAAGGGTTCATCAAAAGGTTTACAGGAGTTGAGCCACCAAATGTTGTGGTTCCGCCTACGCCTCCTGGCATTGTGTTGATGTTGTCAGTAGCACCAGTTGTTGCACCCTGGCCACCATGTCCACCTGCACCAATTGAAACGTTGTATGTAGTGCCAGCAGTAACAGGAACTTGACGCTGGACAACCTGTCCACCGCCGCCACCGCCACCAGCAACGACGTCAGCGCCACCTCCGCCACCGCCGCCGCCACCAACAGCAACAACTTCTACTGCTGTGATGCCAGTTGGTACGGTAAATGTGCCGTTCGAGTTGAACTGGACTTCACGAATCGAGAAGCGTCCAGAGTTGTCATTAGGAAATACAATTAAATCTTTGCTACCTGAAATAGCCATTGTTCTTTAGCCTCTCGTTTCTGTTTTATTACGCGGTGACTTCTACGCCTGAAATAAGTACATCAAGCGCATTATTGGATGAAGCACCAACATATACGACATCGTTTGGGTTCATAACCTGACGAATATCAAAGTTTACAGTTCCGTTGGCTGGAACTTGTAGACCATTGCAAAAATTAAATGCTGTTGCTGAGTTAAAGCCGCCAGTTCCAAACTGTACGGTGATTGTAGAAACAGATGATGTCTTGTTTGCTACAACGATGTTTGTGATGATGGTGTTTCCACCTGCTGGCACTTGGTTATAAGCGGTGACGCCAGAAGTAGTTGCTACACCTGCGAAAAGTTTCTTTGCTGTAGTTGGCATTATGCTAACACTCCCATGTATGAGTTGATGGTTAAATCATTTGCTGTTGCAGTGATTGTTGCGAGTTTTGTGTTTCCTGCTGAGTTCACTGCCGCAACTTGCGTAGTACCAGCCGTGTTGACTGCGTTTACCTGAGTAGTGCCAGCGTTATTCACGAGGGCAACAGAGGCTGAAGTAGCAGCAACAATATCATTCACTCCTAGGAGTGAGCCTAGAGTCTCTAATGCCTTAGAGATGAACACTAGGTCCTGAGCAGTATATGTACTAGCAGCGAGGCTAGTGGTAATTTCTGCCTTAACCGCATCAATTTGGGTAGACAGGCTGTCATAACTAGGCATTATTTCTCCATTCCTTGATTGTAAATTCTAGCAGTTTTTTTGCTATGGGTGTTTTTGTATTTTAGCATTATGCCTGGGCCTCAGTCCATGAGACACGAGCAGAAATGGTGGCCTGGGCTGCTCCAATATTTGTTGCAGTGATGACTAGAACGTCAGGAGCGTTAGGATAACTTGGGCTAGCAATGTTTCCATTACCACTCAAAATTGAGTTTCCAAGTTCACGAATTGTTCTCAATTCGTAGTTTGTAATGTTAAATGCGGTACCACCAGCGGCTTCTGTATAGAAGGAGAACACTTCGTCTCCACCTTGAACTGAGCCAGTAGCAGCAACCTGAACACCACCGATAGGGCCTGTATTATCAAAATAAAGCGCCTGAGCCAGTGAACCAGAACCTACGCGCTCGCGCTCCCAGTCAAAAGGAAGACCTAGATATGGTCTTACACCAGTGAAGTTGATTACTTGTCCATTAGCAATACCGCCAGCGGCAACAGGTTGAGACAACTGAATTGTTGTTCCAAAGATACCTGTAATAACGGCACCTGCTACAACCGATGCTGAGGAGCCCGCTGCTCTTACAGACATACCGATTGAAAGGTTCTGAACGCTGCTCATATTAACGAATGACTGGAACTGAGTATTTGCGTTTGCATATGGGGCTGCTGCTGCAATTACTGTATACCCAGTTACATCGAAAGAAGAAGAAGCATGGTTGTTATACGAGATATTTGTTGGATTTAGGACTCCACGAATGAGGAACTGACCATTAGCAGAAATACCCATTGACACAAGTTTCATCTGCATACGGTTTACAAGTTCACGAGCACCAAAGTTCTTTGCTACAGCGTTATCTACTGAAGGAGCCAGACGAACAGCAACAAGAGGACGGTTTACACCGTTAGGCACTGTAAGGTTTTTCTGCATACCAGCAGTAAAGGTGTAGTTAGAGTCATCATCAAAACGACCATCCATAATTACAGATGAACCCCAGTGGGAAATCATAGGGGCACAGGTCTGAGTAACTGTTTGAACAACTACCTGACTTGCACCATTTCCACCAAGAGTTTCATCTGGATTAAATGATAGTTCTGTAGAAGCACTACCTGCTGCCAAAACAGTAATTGCTCCTGGGAAGAATACAGTGTAGGTTTGACGACGTGCAACAGTTAAAGGATATCCTTTTGCTGTTGGATTCCAAGGACCGATAGCGCTATAAGAAATCATTTCGCAAGCGCTACTGCTTTTAATAAATGCGTACCCGCTAGTAGGCCATGCTTCTACGTTATCAACAAAGACTGTAGTGTCGTTTGGCTGCAAAGTTGAACCAACAGTTCCTGCTGCTCCTGAAGTTAAACGAGCACTCTTTGGCTCGTTATGTACTTCGTAACGAGCAGGTAGGTTACCTGAGCGCTGATATGCAGCATTGTTAATGTTGTTGTTAGCCATACGATGGCAATAGACCACGTCACCGCGGATTGTCCTAAATCCCCAGCGGATGAATCCTGCGCCATACCATGTGTAGTCAATGTAGACCATCTGCATTTTCTTAGGGTCTAGAACATATCCTGAAGGACCTGTTCCATCCATCTTGTCAAAGTTCCATGCATCTTGACGAACACGAATCTCTTGAGTCTTTAAAATGCGGCCATTTGTAATACTTGCACCACGATATGTAGGATTTATATACATTTCTGTATCACTAAAAATGTTATTTACAATGTAAGTTTGGCCACGAATAACTACTTTATCTCCAACAGTAAGTTGTTTTCTAAATAACGTTCCTACACCAATAATTTGTCCAGAGAATGTGTTTGCACTAATACGGCCAGCCAACTCGGTATTTGAAAAACGACGAACAACATACATATATTGACCATCATATTCAACATAAAAACCGTTCTGGTCATCAAACATACCTGTACGAGCAACAGCGCCCTTCCATCCAGAAACTGTTACTGCACGGTTTGTTCCTCCTGGAGCAGTATCTGTCAAAGTAAGTGCTGCTGGAAGAGTTATCTGGTATGTAAATGTGTTGGTATCGCCAATACTTGCAACAATAAAACTTCCATTAAATGGATTGTTTAGTGCTACGGTTTCAACGCCTTCAATAAGAACAGTAGCACCTGGCTGTAAGCCGTGGTCTTGTAGAGTAACTACAGTAACGTTCTTTGTTCCAGCAGAGAGAACATCGCTTGCAACCAAACTTACAATATCAAAAGATGGAGTAAATTTTGCACCAGTCGAAAATTGAATTGACTTACCTGACTGGTAGCGGAAGTAACGACGAGTTTGACGAATAGTTTGAGCACCTACAGCATTATTAAGTGTTGTTAGAGAAACTCCACCATCTGTTGGTCGGTGCTGAACATAGCCTTCTGGTTTTGTATAAATCACAGAAGATGATGAGGTAGATACAGAAGTAACTACAGTGTCAGAAATATCAAAGGTAAGAACTCTAGGTGTAGGAACAGTCTTTACAATCCAGTTACCATTCATACCACTTGTGTTATTGATAACAATAGGTGTCCCTGGGAAGAGACCATGAGGCTGATTAAAGGAAAGTGTAATTACTGAAGGATTTCCGCCACTTGTTGTAGCAGCAAAACCATTAAGAGTAGATGTGCTTGCAATACCGCCAGGGATATGTGCGTTATCAAAAGTATCTCCACCATATACGGTTGAGTAGTTGGCAATAGCAATTGAGCCAGAAACCAATCCACGGGCAAAGTATGTAAATGTTGTTGGAGTTGGAGTTGTGTTTACAAGGAAGGTTCCTTCAGCACGGAAGTTAGTTGTATCCTGAACGCTTACGATGCTTCCTGGAACTAAGTTGTGAAAAACAGTAGTTGTTACAGTAATAAGAGAACGTGGTCCCTGACCGTTTCCAAGAATATCTACGTTCTCAAAGGAGTTACCACCTGTGCCCTTTGCAAAGAATGAAGGGTAGTTGTTCATCAAGAAAAGTGCTTCCCATTTAGATGGCTGAACAGAGTATTCAAAGTCTGTATCCATCAAAGACTGTGGCGGAGCAGTACGAAGTTTATCTACGGCATCGAGAAGAGTGTCAGAGAAAGTTACTGTCTCATTTAACTCGTCTACAATAATTGATAACTTGTCAGTAGATGACATCCCTGTAGTTGACATACCAGAGCCAAGAACCACTGTTGTTGACGGGTCCGTTGGGTTATTTGAGTATGTAAATACCGCTCCTGCACTTGCAGCATCAGCAAAGTTGTAGATAACTACACCCTTTGTGATGTTAGTAATTAAAAGGAGACGCTCTTCTTGAACAACACGAGGGATGACAATGGTCTTTGTTGATGGATTAAAGGTATAAGTCGTACCTCTGATTACTCTTCTTGACATATTTTTATATCCTCGCCATCGTTTACAGTAGGGCCAGAGCGATTAGGCTGCTGGATGTTGCGCCAATATTTGTAATATTTGTAGTTGAACTTACTGCTGTGTCTCCGAAGAGTCCTAGTCCTAGCAATGAATTCATTTCTAACAAACTAATTCTATTTGTATCTGCTGTAGTTCCGTTTGCTCCAGCAATACCTTGTGGGCCAACAGCACCAGTAGGACCTGTTGCTCCTGGTGCACCATTTGCTCCTTTAATATTGCCTTGCAGCACCCATGTGCTGGTAGACGAACTATACGCATAAAAGTTTCCGTCTGTGGAGTTTAGGTAAACATCTGCTTGTAGAGGACCAGCAATACCTGCTGATTCTGGAGCAACTGTATTAACAGTTATTCTACTTCCGCGAGTTCCTGCAACACCTGCTAAACCAGTCGGTCCAGTAATTGATAAACCTTGCGGTCCAGTCGGTCCTGCGGGACCTGTAGGTCCTGGGGCTCCTTGAGCGCCCGGGCGTGAACCAGCAACAACTACCCATTCGGTACCTGTCCAGCGTTTTAATGACATTGATTGCTCCTACACTCGTCCACAAGTAGCATCTATATATTATCCTATTTTCTCTTTTACTAGTTTCACATTAGCCTTAAAATACCCTGACCCACGGGACAAGGTTGGCATATGTGGAAAGTAAAGTTGGTGCTGTTAAAGAGTCTCCTCTAGGGATTGTCCCTGAAATTGTGTTGCCTGGAACTCCTAGTCCGATAGTGTTTGCAAACTGAGGCTTTCCTAAGTCCATACCAGCCAAAAGCAACGTAGATGCCGAGGTATCTGTAGAGAAAACAACAGCATATGCCTGACCAGGAACTAAAGTATAAGATGATGGATACCCGCCAAAAATACTAAATGAGCGGGTATACCAAGCACCTGTCTCGGTCATCAAACTTGTATCACTATTAGTTCGTGCAACAAGAGCCATCGAGCCAGTTTGTAGATTTATAGTGTAAAGAAGGTATCTAGCGTATGTTGCATCAGGTAAGTCCAAAAAGCCAGAGCCATTAAAACAAAACATAGAAATACTATTAATTGTCAGTGCTTTTGGAGATATAAGAATTGCTGCTGGATTTGAACCAAAATCAGGTCTTATATTGATAGCACAGTTAGTCCCAAGATGCGCTCTTGAAATATTTTCAAGATGACTTCCAAGAATAAAATCAACTTCATTGGTTGCTCCAGGCACACCTTGTGGTCCTGTAGGTCCAGGAACAAAACTTTGTCCTGCTGGCCCCTGAGCACCTGTAGGCCCTGTAGGCCCTGTAGGCCCCTGCGGACCTTCTAAAATTTCATCTTGACCACTAGTATCAACCCAAAGAACTGTTACATCTTCATCTGGTGCTGTAGGTTGAATAGCAAGATAATCTAAATCAATATCATCTTCATCAATCCACAAATCACCTTCAAAGCGTGTGCCTGTTGGTGGGTTTGGGTCAGAATAAATAAGTTCTTCAATTACATTTTCTTCAGATGCCCAAAATTGAAACTCTGTTGGGTCTGGTGCTGTTGTTCCAGAATAAATTGCAGCATTAGCACCAAGGTCATCAATATCAAACCAAATGTCTCCAGATGTTGGGCCTGTAGGTGAACCTAAACCAATATATGTTTCTGTAGGAATACCAGTTCCATCAGTTGAAACATAGTCTTTACCTTTTGGACCAATATTTCCAGTAGGACCCGTTGGACCAGTTGGACCCGTTGGACCGACAATTTGACCAACGCTGCTCCACGCAGTTCCGTTCCATACATACATATCACCGTCTGAGTCAACAACAAATGCATCGTTTCGAGCATTACCTGTTGAGGGAAGATTTTGTGGTGTCGCAACACTTCCTCGAACATTGATAGATGTTCCTTGAGGACCAGTACTACCTGTTGGTCCTGTTGGACCTGGAACTGTAGATGTTGGGCCTGTAGCACCAGTCGCACCTGTAGGACCAAGAATATTTCCAGTATTAAGCCACTGCCCACCTACAGTGTCCCAAACATATAAATCACCTTGAACAAGATACGCCTCACCAATGCTTCCAACAGGGTCGGCAGCAATCAGTTGGTTGAGCGTGGCATACGAGCCAAGAAGTGTTAGACCAGCGCCCTGAGCACCTGTTGCACCCGTTGGTCCAATAATTCCTTGTGGGCCAACAGCACCTGTAGGACCAGTAGGACCAATTGGAGCAATCTTTACTACTTGCCAAACACTGCCATTCCAACGCCAAGTATTTGTTCCAGAACTAAATTCTTGATTTAGGGAAGGCGAATTAGGAAAATCAATCGCTGCCATTTACACTCTCCTCAAGAATAGATATTTCTAATTGTACGGTTAGGAATCAAGACCAAGATTTAATCGGTTTACATATGCGGATGCCCAGTTGATGGCTGAAGCCTCTGACTCCCATGGGCCAGAACTATCAACAACTACATCATCTGACTTAACTTCACAGATAAGTTCTCTTGTTATTGTATAAGTATACGCCATTTTACTCTCCTAGTTAGTAATGAGCGATGTGCCCAGAAGCCCTAATTGACCTGCTGCAATAAACTTTGGTATTCCTGTTGGAAAGCCATAAGCAATACTATTTATGTTAGAGCCTGAAAAACTAGAATCTCCTGCTGTCCAACTTATAGCATCTGTTGAATAAATTGCTGTTCCATTCGCACCACCAATAAAAAATGTTGCTGACCCGAAATCTATGTCTCTAAGAGTGAGGGGACCTGCTGGCTGCGTGCGTTGGGTCCAAATACTTCCATCTAACGATGTTGCAATTTTTCCATCTCCACCGCAAGCAACATAATAACCAAGCCCATATGAAATAGAGTAAATAATGCTTGTAGTAAAACTACTTGTCCGTTGAGTCCAAGAAATTCCATCCGAAGAAGTTGCTAATTTTCCAGCAGCCCCGACTGCAACATACAAAGACCCTGAATATGTAACACCATAAATAATTGACGTGCCAAAACTACTTGTTCTTTGAGTCCAGGAAATTCCATCTACTGAGGTTGCTAATTTTCCAGAGGCTCCTACAGCAACAAAAAGAGAGCCAGAATAAATTACATTAAGAATAATTGTTGTACCAAAACTACTTGTCCGTTGAGTCCAATTAATTCCATCTGGAGAAGTTGCTAGTTTTCCAGACGCACCGACTGCCACATAAACTCCAGCACCATATGCAACATCCCAGATGGTAGTTGTACCAAAACTACTTGTCCGTTGAGTCCAAAAAATTGCTTCGGGAGATGTTGCTAATTTTCCTGAGTTTCCAACGGCAATAAATTGACCATTTAAAAATTTTACTGATGATATTTCAGTAGTGCCAAAACTACTTGTTTGAAGAGTAAATGCTGATGGAGCATTAAGTCGAACACGAGATGACCAAATTCCATGAAGGGCTTTAAGCATTAGTTAGCCCACCAAACTTCCAGCAAGTAACCATTCATTAGCAGCAATTTTTAGAAGAGAGCCTGTAGCGTAAGTCTGAGAAAGTTTTCTCTTTCCACCTTCAGAGTTGAGAATAACTCCAGCACCAGGAGCAATAGTTGTTTGTCCAGAGTTGTATTGGATAAGAACAATCTGTGTCCCCACAGGGAAGGTGTATCCGCTTTGACCATCTGGAGGAATTGTCACTGTATGAGCATTAGCAACATTCATTCGAACTAATCTAAATGCATCTGCTGGAGCAAGAGTAATTGGAGTTGTGTATACGTTTCCAGTAAGTTCATAGAATGGAGTTCCTGTTGGACCAGTTGCCCCGATTCCAGTCGGACCTGTTGCGCCAGCAGGACCTGTAGGACCAGCAACAGTTGATGCAGGACCAGCAGGTCCCGTTGGTCCTTGCGGTCCAGCAGGGCCAGTGGGTCCGACAGCAGTAGATGCTGCGCCAGTTGCACCAGTAGGACCAGCAGGTCCTGTTACAGAAGGCCCTGTGGCACCAGTAGCACCAGTTGCACCAGTCGGCCCAGTTGGGCCTGGAACAGTTGAGTCTGCACCCTGCGGTCCAGCAGGTCCAGTAATTGATAATCCAGTTGCACCAGTAGGTCCAATTGGACCTGACACACCTTGCGGACCTACAACTGGTCCAGCGTTCTGCCAGTCAGATACAGCAGCATTCCAAATCCATAAGTTAGTTCCGACAATGTATCCATCGCCAACAAGGTTTGTTTGACCAGCACGAGCAGCAGCCAAAGCAGGATAACTTGGGTAGAAACCTAAAATCTTAATACCAATACCAGTTGGGCCTGTAACGCCAATCGGTCCAGTAATGCCCTGTGCACCAGTTGGACCAGTAATTCCTTGTGGCCCAGTTGGACCTTGAATACCTGTTGGACCAATATTACCTGTTGCTCCTTGGAAGCCACGAATACCAGTTGGACCAGTAATACCCTGAATACCTTGCGGTCCAGTAATTGATAAACCAGTTGCTCCTGTTGCACCAGTTGGTCCAGTAATACCCTGAATACCTTGTGCACCAGTAGGTCCTTGAATGACACCTACGTTTGCCCAGACTTCAGATGCGTTCCACACATATAAAGTTCCTTGAACTAAATAACCTTGTCCAGGCATTGTTGGTCCAAATGGAAGTGCAGCAAGTAATTCTGGAAAAGTATTAAAACTTCCAGCAATAGTAAGACCAACACCTTGGTCTCCAGTTGGGCCTTGTGTGCCAGTTGGTCCTGTTACTCCTTGTGGCCCCGTAGGTCCTAGTGGACCAGTTACACCTTGAGGCCCTCTAATACTTCCTAAGTTTTCCCAAGAAAAAGATGTTGTTGACCACGAATAAACTTGCCCGTCAACTAAATATGAATGAGTTGGAATTGTTGGGCCAGTAGGTAGTGCAGCAATGAGAGCAGCAGGGTTTGGATACGTTCCAGCAATTTTTGCTTCATATCCGCGAGGACCAGTCCAACCAGTAGGACCAGTTAATCCAATAATTCCTTGAGGTCCAGTAAAACCAGTAGGTCCTGTAGGACCTGTAACTCCTTGTGGTCCAGTTGGCCCAGTTACACCACCAATACTTGATGCAGATTCAACCCAATAGTTATCATAATAAACATATAACTGCCCAGTTGCAGAATCAAACCAAGCGTCACCAGATGCAGCATTAGATGGTGGTGTTGAAGATTCTAAAGCAAACTTTCCATAGCGACCAGTCGCACCTGTTGGGCCAGTGACGTTTGATGCAGCACCAGTAGGTCCTACTGCACCAGTTGGACCCGTTGGTCCAGTAAGTGGACTAACAACAATATTCCATGTTGTTCCATCCCACTTCCATTCTTGCAAACCAAATTGATAAATGTCATTTACTTGAGGGTTTGATGGAAAATTAATAGCCATTTATTACACTGCCCTCTCATACATAAACTCAACAATAATTTCATCATTAGGATTAAATGTAAATGGGTCAGTGTGGCTTGCAGGTAATCCTTCTGCATAAACTGCCACCTGAGTATGAATGAACAATTCAACTCTTGTTCTATCATCATTGTTAATAGCAACTGTTCCAAAGAAGTTTTTACCAGTGCTAATACTTCTCATTGTGACAGTTCCTATTGGTTCAACGTTTCTCATACCGTTCACTGCTGTGAATGGAAGTGTAATTCTATATGTTCCATTTCCACGGTTGGTGGTTGAGCCAGCAACAATAAATAGATTTCCTTTAATCAATCTACCCATTTCGACATATTTACCAAAGATAGTTCCATTGCCTAGAGTTGGGTTAATACTTGTTGCCGTCCACACGGGGGTATATGTGTTCCAACTACCATAATCAAATGCACCAGTCGCACCTGTTGCACCAACCTGCCCTGTTGGTCCAGTAATTCCTTGTTCACCTTGCGGACCAGTAATTCCTTGCGGACCTGTAGGGCCTTGGAAACGACCAGTGTTGTCCCAGTTAAGATTAATAGCGTCCCATACATAGAGGTCACCACCAACAATATACGCTTCTCCAGCAAAACCTGTAGGACGTTCTTCAATAAAGACTCCGTAAACTCCATAAGAACCAGAAATAAAGAGACCCTGACCAGTATCACCCTTAACGCCAGTAGCGCCAGTAGGTCCAATCAAGCCTTGCTGACCAGTCGGTCCAGTAATTCCTTGAATACCTTGAATGCCTTGTGGACCAGTCGCACCTACTGCACCAGTCGGTCCAGTAATTCCTTGAATACCTTGAATGCCTTGTGGACCAGTAATTGAAAGACCTGTGGCACCCGTAGGCCCTGTAATACCTTGAATACCTTGTGGACCAGTAATACCTTGAATGCCTTGTGGCCCAGTTGGACCAGTAATTCCTTGTGGTCCAGTTAATCCACGAATACCAGTAGGTCCTTGAATACCTTGAATGCCTTGTGGCCCAGTTGGACCAGTAATTCCTTGTGCACCTGTTGGACCAGTAATACCTTGAATACCTTGAATACCTTGCGGTCCTGTAGCACCTACCGCACCTGTAGGTCCAGTAATACCTTGAATACCTGTAGCACCAGTCGCACCTGTTGCACCAACCTGCCCTGTTGGTCCAGTAATACCTTGAATACCTGTAGCACCAGTCGCACCTGTTGCACCAACCTGCCCTGTTGGTCCAGTAATACCTTGAATACCTGTAGCACCAGTTGCACCTGTAGCACCTACTGGACCTGTAGGTCCAATTGGAGCAGCACCAACTTCTACCCAGTATGAGTCGTAATAAACATAAATTTTTCCATTGGTAGCGTTAAACCATGAATCACCATTTTGTGGATTTGCTGGAGGTGTTGTTGCTTCAAGAGCAAAACTTCCATAGCGACCTGTAGGTCCTGTAGCACCTGTTGGGCCAACAATTTGTCCAGCATCAACCCAAGAGTCACCATCCCATATATAAATATTTCCGTCAGCATCAACAATGTATGCATCGTTAATATTATTTCCAGATGATGGAAGAAGTGATGAGGTAGCAACACTTCCCTTAAGAACAATTGATGCTCCTGATTCACCAGTTGCACCTGTAGCACCAGTAGCACCTGTTAAACCAGTTAAACCAGTTGCACCAGTAGCACCAGTTGCACCAGTTAAACCAGTTGCACCAGTAGCACCTGTAGCACCAGTAGCACCCATAACACCAGTTGCACCTGTTGGACCAGAAACGTTACCTACGTTTGTCCAAGAATCTCCGTCCCATACATAAAGATTTCCTTGAACTAAATATGAATCACCTTCTGTTGAAGGGCCTGTTGGTAGTGCTGCAATTAGTTCTGCTGATGTTTGATAAGACCCTGCAATTGCAAGACCTTGCCCCTGAGCACCAGTAGGTCCAGTTGGACCTGGAACAGTTGAGGTAGCGCCAGTTGCACCAGTAGCACCAGTTGCACCGACTGCACCAGTAGGTCCTTGAATACCAGTAGCACCAGTTGCACCCGTTGGTCCAACTTCACCTTGAATACCAGTAGGGCCTTGAATACCTTGTGCACCAGTAGCACCAGTTGCACCAGTAGCACCTGTAGGGCCTTGAATACCTTGTGAACCAGTTGCACCAGTGGGACCAACAGAGCCTGTAGGTCCTGGAACAGTTGAGTCTGCACCAGTAGCACCTGTAGGTCCTTGAATACCAGTAGCACCAGTAGCACCAGTTGCACCAGTTAAACCAGTTGGTCCAACTTCACCTTGAATACCTGTAGGTCCTTGAATACCAGTTGCACCAGTAGGTCCAACTTCACCTTGAATACCTTGAAGACCTGTAGGTCCTTGAACACCAGTTGCACCCGTTGCGCCAGTCGCACCCTGAACACCTGTAGGTCCTTGAATACCAGTTGCACCAGTAGGTCCAACTTCACCTTGAATACCCTGCGAACCAGTCGCACCTGTTGGTCCCTGAACACCACTTGCACCAGTAGCACCAGTTGGTCCTGCAACTGTGCTTGCTGCACCAGTTGCTCCAGTTGGTCCAGTTTCACCGATATCGCCTTTTGCACCTGTAGCACCAGTTGCACCAGTTGCGCCTTGAATACCAGTTGCACCAGTAGGTCCAACATTGCCTTGAATACCTTGTGCACCTGTTGCACCTTGTGCACCAGTTGGTCCAACTTCACCTTGAATACCTTGAATACCAGTTGCACCTGTAGGGCCTTGAATACCTTGTGCACCAGTAGCACCAGTTGCACCAGTTGCACCTGTAGCACCAGTTAAACCTGTAGCACCTGTAGGGCCAACTGCACCTGTCGGGCCTTGAATATTTCCAACGCTATCCCATTCGGAATTTACTGCGTCCCAGACATAAAGATTTCCTGCAACGATATAACTATCGCCAGGATTTCCTGTTGGTTGTGCTGTTTGTAATGCAACTAATGTTGCATAAGAACCAAGAATTGTTACAGACGTACCAGCAGCACCAGTTGCACCTGTTGGTCCAAGTAAACCAGTTGGCCCTGTTACACCTTGAATACCTTGAATACCTTGAATACCTTGTGCACCTGTTGCACCAGTTGGCCCTGTTACACCTTGAATACCTTGAATACCTTGTGCACCTGTTGCACCAGTATTTCCTTGAATACCTTGTGCACCTGTTGGACCAACAGCACCTTGTGGACCTGTAATACCTTGAAGACCTTGTTGTCCTGTTGCTCCCGTAGCACCAGTGGCACCGACAAGACCTCTTTGTCCTGTAGGACCAGTTGGTCCACCCGCTGGGCCTGGCATACCTGTCGGACCAGTCGCACCTGTTAAACCTGTAGGACCTGTGGCACCCTGTGGACCCACTGAACCACGAGGAACAGACACCGCAGCCTGAGATGCAACTGCTCCACTTACTGGGTCAACATTTGTAATATCTACATCGCTACCATCATTATCTGGTAAGTAGAAGTCAAAGTTGTATGCTTTTGCTCCGTAAACACGGACGCGAACTGTGTAATACCAACCGACAGGCGACAGCGCTCTGTTATCAGTTGTAGGTAAATCAATACTGAATGCACCAGTATTATCTAATTCAAGTTGTATAGGCCCTGATAAAATTACTGCATCATTAGTATCTGTAATCTTTCCAGAGGCAGAGAAAGTGACAGTTCCAGAAGCGGGAAGACCATTTACCTTAGTAAATTGACCCTTGACCGTTCTAGTTGTCACATCTTCTGAATAACTCATTAATTCTCCAGTTACGACAGCAGCCCGGTGAGATACAATATCCCTCTTATCGTTCCTATTTTACGGGGTTTTGCCAACCCTTAGTTTAGGTTTTGGCAACTGTTTTTAGTTTTATTAATTTCTGCTTGCTCTGATGATACTTATATCTTTTCGTGGGTCCCAGCCTTCGCCAATAACCATACTAAGAATTCCTGCTGGAGACTCCAGTCCAGTTCGGTCTCTAAACCAAGCCGAGCCTGGGTCCAGGGTCGGGCATTGTGCCCAAAAACGTGGCCCGATATCCATAGTTTTAAAGTGGTGGAAGTGGCCTGATAGCCAGACATCGCAATTACCAAGTGCAGTTTGTCCCGCTGCTTGACCAGATAAATACTTAACAGGGTCTTTAGATTGATGACCATGAAATAGACCAAGCATTGTTCCATTGATATTTACAGCAAGAGTTTGATGGTCACTTTCTGGAAACCTAAACTCAACATGAGCCAGATGCGGGTTTTCTGCACAAGCGTCTTGAACAGCACTTGCAATTTCTACGTTCCATCCATCTGCTGGGTCTGCTGTTACCTGACGAGTTACTTCATCGTGGTTTCCATTTACAACTGGAACAATAATTTTGTCTGAGATTTCAGCAAAGGCTTTAATCTGCGACATCAAAAGACGACGTCCTACTCTAGTCTGTTCAGTAAGTCCTAGGTCAGAACCTGCTTGACCTTGTAGTCGCCCATTTTGAGAAACGTTGCCTTCAACATGGTCTCCTAGAAGAGCAATTACTGTGGTTCCAATATTGCGTCCTATCTTTCTCAACTCTTGAAGGCGATGGACTCCACCTTCAGTGGTTTCCAAGATGCGGGCAACTGAATCAATTGTTCCTCCCCCGCTACCTTTCTTACCAAGTTGCTGGTCGCTAGGTGCAAAAACAAAAGCCAACTCTCCTGATGTAGTTTTTTGTTTTGCCTTCGGTCTCCACTTAGAAATTTCGTCAACAAGTTTTTCTAAATCTAAATCATTCTCTTTTAATACACCTACAGGAACAACATTGACACGCATGGACTCAAGCCACTCGCCTTTAAATGTTTGCCACTGCCCTCTTCGCAAAGAAGTAATTGCCCATGCGGATGGGTCTAACTTAAACTCTGCCAAGATATTTGCTGCATCTGGCATCTCACTTCCAGGCCGTGGCGTTGAAACAACAAAGCCACCTTCTGGTCCGACATCCATACGAGGACGCCACGCTTCGGGAATATTGAGAGCCTTTAGGTCAGAGCCATTTGGTCCTGGGCTAACAAGCCTTGCTAAACGCTCTGCTAATGACTCTGTATCTTCAGCCACTATTGTTTACCGTCACTTTTTATTTTAGTTTTTTGAATTGCTACACGACGAGCACTGTTCTTACCGATGTAGCATCGGCACTGCTGCGAGCGATGTAGACGGATTGATGCAAAAGCAATGTCATAGCCTTCATCAAGAAGGATTTCGTGGACCTGTCTATTAGAAATTCCACCAGGAACTGAGCGAACACCCATTACGGTTTCAAGGGCTTTTCTATCTTCTGTTGCAAGACCTGCAAGGATTTTTGCAATTCCGCAAGGAAGACCTGGAGCGGAAGGGGTTATCTTATTTAACTTCTCTGCCAGACTCATATTACATACCTCTCTATGTTGTCGGAAACCCTGCTGATAAGTCAGCCAGATTCCACACCCACAACAATAACAGGTAAAGTGCTTTTTTGGGAAGATATGTTAGATTTTTATTTTTAAGAGTTTTTTCTTTTTGAGCCTACTGCTCTTACAGCCTTTAACGGCTTTGGCTCAACCATTGCTATAACTAGGTCTTTCATAATACCGACCTCTGATGCAATTTTTTGATTACTAAGTTCAATCTGCGAAACTTGGTCTGCTAGCGAGGAGCCCCCATTAGGCCAAAGTTGATGTTCAACTTTATGCATTCTCTCTGATAAAGTGCGACCTTCTTCATCTACGCCAATAGCCATTTCTACCCTTTTTGCAATTTTATACATAGAATATAAAAAGCCTATAAGAAGGGATACCCCACCGACGATGGCAACAACAGAAGTGAAGACCATATTTGCTTCAGACATAGGTACACCAATACAATAGATAGTAGGTAGTTAACACCCAATTATTTCATAACATTATGTTATCTATTCTCAAATACTGACTAATTTATAGGTTAGAGCCACCTAAAAAGGCTTAAAGATGTATAGTGGTTCATATTGACGAAATGACACAAATTCGCCAAACTTTGGACCTCAACCGTAAAGCGAAGAAGGGTAAACATATAAATGCTTCAGACAGGTAAAAGGCTTAGCGTAAGAGCGACTGCTATGAGATACGGAATACCGCCACGAGTAGTTACAAGAGCCATATGGTCTGGAGAGTTATCTGGCATTAAAACCACCACAGAAACGGGAAGAGAGCGTGTATACATTCTTGTTAACGATGCGGATGCTTGGTTTAACTCGCTTTCACTAAATCAAGAATCTGTTTCTATTGGTGGTGCTGAATGAGCCAAGACATTAATAAATTAGCCGCTTCTGCGGAATGGTATGGATACCAAAATTGGAAAATTCTTCCTTGCTATGGAATTAATAGCGGAAAATGTACTTGCGGTAATTCGCACCCAGAACCAAAAGACATTGGTAAGCACCCTGCAATAAATCAGTGGAATGCTGCTGCAACATCAGACTTAACAAAAATTTCTAGTTGGTGGCACTCAGACCCTGACTACAACGTTGGTGTCTACTGTCGTCCATCTGGTTTTCTTGTAATTGATATTGACCCGCGGTCTGGTGGTGTCGAGTCATTTGAAAAATTCCAATCTTTAGTTGAAGGCGCATTACCGCCAACAGTTGAGGCACTAACTGGTCAATACATGAACAACGGTAAAAATGTTCGTGGACGACATTTATATTACAAGTGCAGTCCTGATGAAGAACTTATTGGAAATCTAAATAAGGCTGGACTAAAAGGTATTGATATTAAGCACAACGGTTATGTGCTGATTGCTCCTTCACGTCACTTCACTGGCATCAGTTATGAGTGGGTTGAGGGTAAGGGTCCTCACGAGATGGAGATGGCTGAAGCGCCTGAACAACTTTTAGAGTTTATTCGTAAGCGCAACTCTCGCTCTGGCACAAAGGTAGGGACTGGAGATTGGGAATCAATCTTTGGTGACCTTGAGTTTGATAAGAAAAAACTTGATGTTGACAAGATGCTTGGAGAAGGTCTTGTTGAAGGAGAGCGTGCTGTAGGTCTTTATCAAATTGCTTGCGCTTTAGCCAATAAGTTCCCTATTGATACTGAAGCAGGAAAACTTGCTGTAGAGACTTTAATGATTCGCTTTAACCACGAAAAAGTTAAGCCTCCTATGCCACTAGAAGGACCTAATAGCGTAACAATGCACACTCGTCGTGCTATTGAGTTTGTTCTTAAAAATCCTAAGAGTGATTTTACTAGTGAGCAGTCTTGGCCTGGATTATTAGACTGGGCTAATAAAAGCCAAGAAGAGTCTCAGGCAAAGATTATTAAACAAAACTCTGATGACTATTCAGTAAGAACAGAACTTCAGCCAATGACTGGAGTTGTTAGACCACCTGCTGTTCCTATGTATCAAGAAAATGATGACGTTGCTTATGGCGAAGTTATTGCAAATACACTGCATGATTTGCCTGGTGATGTGGATGCAGTAAATCCTCAAGATGGTGGTCAAAAGGGGATGCGTTCATTTACCGATATTGGTAATGGACGTCGCTTAGTTGATACATATGAAGACTCTATTCGTTACACGCCTGGCATCGGTTGGTTCCACTGGGACGATACATATTGGAAGCCAGACCCTGAAGCGCTAGAGATTAGAGAATTAGCAAAGCGAATTCCTTCTCTTATTGCAAAACAATCTACTCAGTATGCCGATGCGGATAAACAAAGTGAAGCAATCCGCTGGGCAAACCTAAGCAAGTCAATTGCTCGACTTCGTTCTGGTATTGATGCGGCTAACTCTGACCCCCGTGTAACCCTCCCTGTTCAAGACTGGGATAAGGATGAGTATTTACTTGGTGTAAGAAATGGTGTTATTGACCTTCGCACTGGTGAACTTTTGCGAAATAGACCAGACCTATACATCACAAAGCGTGCACCAGTTGGTTATGTAAAAGGTCAGCGCAATGTTCGTTGGGAACAATTCTTAGACTTTGCAACTGACGGCGATAAGGAATATCAAGATTGGCTACAGCGTGCTGCTGGATACTCTCTTACTGGTTCTCGTCGTTACGATGTTATGTTCTTGGTTTATGGACCTCCAGGCTCTGGTAAAAATACATTTGTAGAAGCCATTGTTAAATGTCTTGGAACAAAAGAATATGCATGGCCACTTGACTCAAGCATTCTTGCTCAAAATGATGGGCGAGCATCTGGACAAGACCTATACCACTGGGCTGAACTTCGTGGTCGTCGCCTTGTATGGGTTGACGAACTTCCAGACTCAGAGCGTTTGAAAGAAAACTCTGTTAAGAAGTTAACTGGTTCATCTGAAATTTCTGCTCGTTCTCCTGGAGAAAAGCCGTTTACTTTTGAATCTCGTGCAAAGTTGTGGGTATCAACTAACCACCGACCAATCATTACTGATGATGCTATGTGGCGTCGTATTCGACCTATTCCATTCTTAAAGGTTCCAGAAAACCCTGACCCTGAGTTAAAAGAATATATTTTTGACCCAGAGGGTGGGCTTCCTGGTGTTCTTTCTTGGGCTATTGAAGGTGCTATTAAAGTTCTTGGCTCTGGCTCTCGTGATGGTCTTGGAACTTGTCGTGTAGTTAGCGAAGCATCTGATGTTTACCGTAAAAACGAAGATAGAATTGGTATCTTTATGGCAGAAGAAACTAATGAAAATGAAGGAGTCAATGTTCAACTCAAGACTCTTTACACTGTCTATCGTGCGTGGAGCGATGACCGAGGCGAACGTCCTATGACTCAGATTGCTTTCCACCGCAGATTGGTAGAGAAGCAGTATCAAGTTGAGGGCGTTGGCTCTAATGCAATAGTTAAAGGCCGTTCTTTAGTTCCTCGTGTTCTACCTAGCGGCACTCCAATGGATGTAGATTGGAGCATTGCTGCTCGATTTAGATGATTAAAAAATTAACGAGGTTTAAAAACTCTAGCGCCCCCGTTGCCATAGCCGCCCCTTATACCTGGGATACGGCGGGCAGCGGGGGATTTTGCTGTTAACTTACCGCCAACAAATCCTTGCGGTGGTTTGATAAGCAATGCAGTCATTGCGTGGACAAGTGCGTCAACACGGTCAGGAGATTTACTTGTTTCTCCTGGAATCCAAGATGTCATCTGGTCTTCTAACTCTGCAAGATATCCAATGTGATGAACACGTTGTTGTTCGTATGCAAGAACAATAGGTTCTGCACGAAGAGCCTTACCATGCTTAGAGTGAACTTCAAATACTTTAATGTTTGGGTCAATAGAGTTGATAGCGTTACGCACTAGTGCGCCACCTTGGTTTACTTCTGCTACAACTGGGCACCCCCACCGGCGAGCCATTTCAACAACTTTGTTTGCCCACACTTCGGGTGAGCCGTGAATAGTTGCATCTTCTAATACCCACGCCTGTCGCTTATATAAATCTCTATCTGCTGTTGAAGCGCATACAACAATTCCACACTCATCTCGTGGGTTCTCAGCAACTGATGGGTCAACACCAATTACACGCAATGGAGTCTGTCCTGGGTATTGTGCAATACGGGTTGATTCCAGCATTTCTAAAGTCCATAAAGCACCTTCAACTGAGTCAAGCATCTCGCCATAAAGTTCTTGAGCAGCAAGACGAGTTCCAGCATAAACGCCAGTAATTGTGTCTAGATAAGTTTCGCTAAGGTTTCCTTGGTTGTCCATTGTGCTTCCACGACTAACAACAACTTTGCCACCCTTCTTTGCTTCATCAAGAAGCGAATAGAGTAGAGGAACACGCTTTGGTGTTGTAGTAACCATAATCTGTGGGTTTGCTCCAAGACGAGTTCCAACACGCAAGTTATCAAATGCAGTCATGCCAGCAGCATCAGGTGTTTGACGCCAAGCAGCAACCTCATCTCCCCAAGCGTGTGTGAATTGGGGACCACGAAGCGAGTCTGGTTCGTCAGCAGTAAAACAAGTTGCGGTGTTTCCGTTAGGCCAAGTTAAGCGACGCTTTGATGGTTCATATAGTGGGCGCTCGCTAGGTGGGGTTACATTCATAATCCCCGATTCACCTTCAACAATAACGTCACGCACATCGGCAGCAGTACGAGCAACAAGAGCAAAACGACGCTGTCCTTCAGTTGTATATTTTGCTTGCTCTCTTACCCATTCAGCAGCGCTACGAGTTTTTCCAGCGCCACGACCAGCAAGATAAATCCAAATATTCCAATTACCTTCAGGGGCTAATTGTTCAGGACGGCCCCACATACTCCAATCCCATAAAAGTTGGTCCGGGTCTAATCCTGATAGGGCCATTGCTCTTTCTTCTGGAGGAAGTTTGGCAATAATCTCCATCATTGATTCAGCCACGAATTAGTCCTTTGTAGAGCACGCTGTGCGCCATAGTAGAGAGGTGTTGCAGATTTAAGTCCTAGACCTTTTGCTAAATCTTGAAGTGAAAAACCATTTTGATATTCAATAGCGAGTTGTCTGTGATACTCGGTAGCACCAATTTCTTTTGCAGTTTTTACTCTTTCAATTGCTGCTGGAAGTTCTGACCTGTGAGCACGACGCTTTGGTTTAATATCTGAAATTGAAACTGTTTCCATAATTACACGACGGCGAAGTCCAGGGTAAGCAACATTAAGAGCCTTGGCTAAAGAAGGAAGACTTCCACCTTTAGATTGGAATTCAATTAATAGTCGTGTATATTCTCGACTGGCTTCGTGGGCAGGAGTGTCTTGCGTCCTTGAGCCATATGCTTTTTTAGCCAGCGGAAGTAGTGGCTCGATGAGTGTTTTGTATTGCTCGGTTAGTTGCTCGTCCATCATCTCTCCATACATAGTTAATTCACTATATATAGAATAACTTAAAAACAGACGGTATTAGTCCTCGGCGTCGTCTTCTTTTGGATTTCTTATTGGGTATGTAATAGCCCAGGCAACAAAGGTTCCAAGAATTGCATATCCCACTATGGTCTTTGCTGAGCCGTCAAGAACTACCCAAGCAATGAACATACCTAAAAGTGTCCACAGTTGGTCAATCATGTCTCTTATAATTTTCATGGCTTTGGTCTCCTTCTAACGCCTCTACTATCACCTGATGGGCCTCCCCCACCAGAACTTCCTCCACCAGAACTTCCTCCAGTAGAACCGCCAGTTGAGCCTGAAGCGGCAGCAGCAACTGCATTCATCGCTGCACCAGCAGCAACAACAGTTGCAACAATTGCTTCAGTTGACTCTTGTCGTTCTTCATCTGACATATCTGCACCAATACTGCCTAATGCAAGTAACGCTTGAGCAGGGTCGTCAAACATAGTAGACAGTAATTCTACAGGATTTGCAAGCACCTCTAGTGCTGCTGCAACCTCGGCGGTAACAACAACTTCATTACCATTTGCATCTTGACGAACTTCTACAGGGGTTTCTGCTGGTAGGTCTTCGTAGGCAATTCCAGCATCCTGAATCTGCTCTTTTGTAAGTGTCTCGCCTGGAGCAACTGACTCAATAAGAGCATCTGCAATAAGGTCTTTTTCAGCCTCTGTTAACTTTCCGTCAGCAGAAAGCGCATCTGAAAGATTATTAACTTCTTCAGATGTAATTTCACCATCAGCATTTAGCGCATCTAAAATCTCTTCAGCATCTGCTGCTGTAATTTTTCCATCACCAAGTGCATCTTCTACAGCAGTATCAACAACTTCTTCTTGTGTTGGTTCTGGTTCTGGTTCTGGTTCTGGTGCAGGTGGCTCTTCAGGTTCTACTGGTGGCTCTTCAGGTTCTACTGGTGGCTCTTCAGGTTCTACTGGTGGCTCTTCAGGTTCTACTGGTGGCTCTTCAGGTTCTACTGGTGGCTCTTCAGGTTCTACTGGTGGCTCTTCAGGTTCTACTGGTGGCTCTTCAGGTTCTACTG